AACTCTACAACGCAGGAGAAGGCAATGCGGATTTTAATCGTGCTGGCAGTTTTTTACACAATATGTTCTTCCCTCAGCTTAGGGCTCCTAAAAGCCCAAACCGACCCAAGGGTTCCAGCCTACAACTCATTGAAATGAAATTCAAGGACTTTGATGCATTCAAAGATGCTGTCAAAGAAACAGCCATGAAGATCCAAGGATCCGGTTGGGTGTATTTGAGCACCAGTGGTGATATCAAGACCATAAAGAATCATGCTGTTCGTACAGATATAGCCCTACTTATTGATTGGTGGGAACATGCCTGGGCCCTGGATTACCAATGGGACAAAGAAGCCTATCTCAATAATATTTGGAAAATTATCAATTGGGACATTATAAATGAACGCATCGGAGTGATAGCTTAATCATGCAAGTACAAGCCTCAGCAGTAGAAAAATTAAAAGACATTCTAGCAGAAGAAAACAATCCCAATCTTAAACTGCGTGTATTTGTGCAGGGCGGTGGATGTAGTGGCATGCAATATGGTTTCACACTAGACGAAACACAAAACGAAGACGACTTTGACTTTGAGTACGACAACGTAAAAATCTTGGTAGATTCAATGAGTTGGGGCTACTTGCAAGGCGCTGAAATAGACTACAAAGACGATGTCATGGGTTCAAATTTTGTGATCAACAATCCCAATGCAACCACTACTTGTGGGTGCGGATCTAGCTTCTCACCTTACTAGCAATATTCCCAAACTGCCTTTTCCGGTAAATAGTAAAAAGGAATAGGCAGATGACCCAGCAGATTATCAATATTGGCGCGGCTCCAAACGATGGAGAAGGCGACAATCTACGCACAGCGTTCGACAAAGTAAATGACAATTTTTCCAACGTCTGGGCGCAAGGACCCGTTGATTCCAACGTTCGAATACAGGGAAATACCATTTCCACCCTGCAGGTCAATCAAGATCTTGCACTGAGCCCAAACGGTACGGGCAACATACGCCTAAACAACAACACTATTCCTGGTGCGAATAACACTTGGTTTTTGGGTTCAACCACAAATCGCTGGCGCGGGCTGTATGTTGGCAACATTGATGCCAACAACCTTGCAATAAACAGCGGATTAACAGTTCCAGGTGATGCTTACATTGGTGGCAATCTCACAGTGGTTGGCAATACCATACAAATTGGTAACATAACCACTGACACCAAAACAATACAGTTGGCAAACACAGCCACCACAGATTCAGCGGCCAACAGGTCGGGCGTCACTGTAGGTGCCAACGATGACATAGCCACGTTGCTTTATGAATCTGGCAACAATGTCTGGACCACAAACATAGGATTACAAGTAGGCGGCCCTGTCACCGGAACCAGCCTGGCTGTGAGCAGTGCCACAGTCTACGGAAACATTGCCGCAATCAATGGCAACTTTACAGGCAACGTTGCGGCCAACTATTTTATAGGCAATGGTAGCCAACTCACAGGCATGTATGGCAATGCCAATGTATCAAATTTCCTTGCCAATGGATTTGGCGCAAATTCTATCTCAACCACGGGTAACATTACTGCTGGATATTTCTTAGGCAATGGTAGCCAACTCACAGGCATTGGTGCCACTATCTCCAACACAGCACCTACCTTGAGCACAGGTGGCATATGGTGGAACTCAGTGGACGGCCGTGCTTATGTCAAGTACGCCAATGCTTTCATTGACATGAGTCCTAGCCTGGTTCCAGATACTACAACTTATGTGGGCAATGTCAGCTTTGATGATATCACTGTCACCAACGTGGGCAACATCATACCAGCTGGTAATAGTGTTTATAGTCTTGGTAGCGAAACTTTCCAGTGGAAAGATCTTTGGGTCAGCAACAACACCATTTACATCAATTCTGTACCCCTCACACTCAACAGCGACAATCAGTTGGAAGTTGGCGGCAATGTAGTCAGTGGTGGCGGAGTTTCTTTAGTTCCCAACATGGTAACCTATGGCAACGGCAGTTTGTACGGCAACAGCAACCCTGGATTCACAGTGGTCGACGGCCTAGACGATGATGACGATTCCTACTCAATTCCAGTTGACTTTCCTCTTGAGTTCTTGGGCAACAGCTACAGCTCAGGCAATGTACGGCTAGTCAGCAACAGCTACTTGACATTTGGCCCAGACAGTTACGATGACTATCACTCAGTGGGCCCTGGCATAGTGCCAGTGCCGGCTATCTACATGGGTGCCATGGACCTCAGCCTGCAAAAATATTACTATGGGTATGCCGACGGCACAGACATATTTGTCATAGGCTATGAAGGCAGTATTGACACCAGTGGTGAAGAAAACTATCCTGCCATACAATGGGAACTGCAAGTCAACTTGGCCACGCCCGATCAACTGTTATTGGTCATGGGTGGTCCTGGCAACGAAGGTGCTAGCCTAAACTTCCCCGGCGGAGTGTGGGGCTTGAGCAACGGTGAAAAATGGGTGGATCAGTTCCAACCATTGCCTTGGTATTCTAACTATGCTGATACCACTTACAATGCTATAGCTGTGGCACCTGTGACACCTGTGGCTGCCAGCATCATTGCTTTTGTTGGTCCTGGTGTGACCATTGGCGCAGACGGTGGTACTACCTATGTCAACATTGATCCTTTTGACAATGCCATTGATGTGGGCTACGATGATGACAATAGTGATGCCGTGATCAGTAGCGTTTACTATGGACTCAAACTGACCACAGCACAAGACGGTGAAGATATAATCATAGCACCCCTGGGTGATGTACAGATACAGGGTGGTGATCGCAGTAGTAATCAACCCGGAGATGGATTTGATGTTCAGATCCGTGGTGGTGATGCCTATGACAATCCCAATACCCCTGGTCAAAACTATGATGGGGGCGACATTCAACTACGTGGTGGTAATAAGGTAGGCAATGGTACACCAGGGACCATACGACTGTATACCAACAACAACAGCAACCAATGGACGTTTGATGGCACAGGTATCTTGACATTGCCAGCATCATCTGGTCAGATTGGCAGAAGTGGTTACACCAATGGTATTGATTTATATAACAATAACGGTGGTGCTGGTTATGTAAGAATGAATTATGCCGACGAATCCTTTGTAGTGGCTGACCCAGCTGGTGTACATGTTCAATCCACCGGCGGTACATGGGATTTTGATACCACCGGTAATTTAACTGTTCCTGGCAACATACTTGGTAGTGGCAATATACTGATTGCTCCAGACTCTGCTTCGGCCAGTTCATACTTAGACATTTATCTAACCGGTGGCCCAGATATTCACATTGCCAGCAATGATAATTCAATTGTCATCGGACGCGATACAGGTGCCAATGTTTTTGTTGGTAATGATGGTGAAGTTTCTATTCGAACAGACGATGGCGCAACTCCACAAGTTTGGAACTTTGACGACACTGGTAATTTAACCGTTCCTGGCAACATCATCATGACCACAGGAATTGTTGGATCAGGAGCAAGTCCAGCACCTTACCTGTCAGGATTCAGTAGTGTATCAGCCATTGCTGTCACTGCCACCGGCAACATCACGGCTGGCAATGTTGTTACCACAGGATCGGGCGGTGATATCACCATGACTGGCGGCAACATCACTGGTGCCAATGTAGTTAGTGCCAATCTTATTCAAGGTGCTCTAGCTAATAACACAGCAAGATTTACTTTATTAAGTGACAATACATTATTGTCTGGCACTGTAGCTAGTCCACAAAACTTCAAAGTCAATGATGTTTATACGCCAGATGTTGACTTGCGTAATGCTAGTGGTACTGGTATGTTTACTCAAGGTGCTAATCTAACTCTACGCACAGCCGGAACATACAACTGGAACTTTACTAATACTGGCAACTTGACAATGCCAGGAAATGTAACAGCCCATGGAGTTATAACTGCTCCGGTTGCACTTGCCAACTTAACTGCTCTGGCCGGAGGTCGGGCATTTGTCAATGATGCCAACTTGGCAGCCGCAGGTAACTTTGGAGCACAGGTATCAGGTGGTGCCGGCAATGCTGTGCCTGTGTGGTCAGATGGAACGAATTGGTACATAGGTTAATGCCATGACCATAACAGTAGGTTCAGGAATCACACTAGGTGCAGGTATTACATTAGCACCATCAGTGGGGCCGTTGACTAATCAAGTCTTGAGTCTTGACGCTGGCAATCCTGCCAGTTATCCCGGCACAGGCACTGTCTGGACTGACACAGTGGGATCAATGCCGTTTACACTGATAAATGGTCCTACCTATAACAGTGCCAATGGTGGATACATACAGTTTACGCCCAGCAGTGGTCAATATGCACGAAGTTACTCAACCTTGGGCACACTAGCTAACTGGAGTATTGAAGTGTGGCACTACTATGATGGAACCAACACTTCTTCTGGACCCAACATATTCACAGAATATCAATATGCGGGCGGCACTATCAATCTTGGACTGGGTTGGGGCAATGGCAGCGGGGCTGACAGTGAGTTAAATGCCTGGTGGTACGGTGGTGGCTTCCACGGTACTCCGTCGTATTCACTCTCACCCGGAGCATGGTATCAAATTGTGGGCACATTCGATGGCACCACTCTCAACCTGTATGTAAACAACACCCTGGTACGAACTGCTACAGAACCACCAGGCGGTGCCGCCAATCCTGCAATTGGCTATGGTTTGATGACTCGTTGGGATCCAGGTGGGTTGTGGGGCGGCGGGTTGGCCATTGTCAATGTCTACAACTCAGCACTAAGCGGCGCAGAAATTGCTCAAAACTTCAACTTCTATCGCGCAAGATTTGGGTTATAAACCCACGGAACACAATACTAAAAAACGGTAAATACAAGATACAGGAAATAGATATGAACATTCAAATGCCAGCAAATCCCACACTGGGGCAAGTATATGTGCCCAGCAACGCCGTGATCTACACATGGATGGGAAGTTACTGGAGTTCAGCCACTGCCATAGAATCAGGCTCGGCACAATTTGTAGCAGACAACCAATTTGCGGATTTTGTGTATGATCCCTTGGTTGATGGCATACTCAACGGAGGCACAGCTTAAATGTCAACACTTATTAAACTACGCAGAGATACAGCGGCAAACTGGAGTGCCGCCAATCCAGTATTAGCACTGGGCGAAGCCGGTATTGTAACCGACACACTAACATGGAAAGTGGGTGACGGTATCACTGTCTGGAACGATTTGCCATTCATGGCCAGTGGCGGCGCTGCCAACATTGGCAACTGGATATTTGATGGCAACAATGCAACTGTTGACAATGACGGGTATCCACATCTATATGGCGGTCCAGACGGCGGCCCTGAGTTTACATACTTGGAAGAAGCAGGTAACACTGGATCCTACAGCCAAACTATGTACATCAACGGCGAAGACGGATTTTTTGTTAGTTTAGACTATGGTAATGCTCAATTTGCATTTAATACCAACGGTACCACAAAATTCCCAACATTGACAGTTGACTTACACAACGGCGGTGTTCAATCAGGTCAGGTGCTACAATTTGGTGATGCAGGACAACAAGCCATTATCACAGGCCCTACCCCAGCCGCAAACGTAAATGCACAACGCCTGATCATTCAAGGCCAACGCGGTAATGGTACCGGCGAAGGCGGTGATGTTTACTTGTGGGCTGGTGATGCTGAAACCAATGGCGGTGACATTAAGATTTACGCAGGTGATGCTGACAATGTATCAGCTGGTGGCGGTGGTTATGTAAACATTGCCGGTGGAGATGGATTTAATTACGGTGGAGACATAACAATTGGCGGTGGATATAGTGCTAACGGATACGGTGGACAAATTAGTCTCGCTGGCGGTACAGGTCAAACTGATGGTGGCCTTTTTAGTATCAATGGTGGGTATGGCACGACCGGTCAAGGTGGCGATGTTCAAATCAATGGTGGTATATCGGGCAACGGTCAAGCCAAATACGGCAACGTAATTGTTGCAATAGGATCAAAAAACTGGACCTTTGACAACACTGGAACACTAACTTTCCCAGACAACAGTGGATCCAGTTGGCCCATTGCATCACAACGTTTTGGTATGGGCAACATAGGTGCCTGGCTAGATGGCCAGTGGACCATTGGTGAATTCAGCGGCAATGGTGTGAGTGGTGCGGTTGGTATCCGTATTGACCCGGCTATTGAAGGCAATACTGGTATTACCATACCAGGCCAAGAAGGTTCAACCACACAACCAGTTTCTATCTACAACACCGGTGGTGGCGGCATTGAGTTGTATACCGGTGCCAACAACTGGACATTTGGTGCAAATGGCAACCTGACTCTACCGAGTAACACCGCAAGCATCAACTATGCCAACGGTGATCCATTCAGTGGTGGGCCTGTAAACACAGGCAATGTCACATTTGATGACAACATTGTCATAGGTACCGGCGACACAAGCGGCGGAAGTGGCTTGTATTTGGCTCCAGGCGCAGACAGCCCAGGTAATCTACAATATCTACGTGTGCGTGGTGGTGATTATGTCACCCACATACACTTGGACACAGGCAACAATGCTTTCTTTGATCAATACTTTGGCGCTGACGCAAAGTATGTAAAACTGGAATCTACTGGTAATATAGTGATCAATGCTGATGACTATGTAGGCAATACTGCACAGTGGACATTTGATGTCACTGGTAATTTAGAAATACCTGCCAACGGATACATTGAAACGCCACTTGGCAGCAACGGCAATATCAATATTCACCCTGATGGCAACGGTACAGTAACCATTTCAGGAAATACCACAGGTGCATTGTTGCGAGTAGTGGGTGACGAAGCCAACAGTTTCAACCGCATTGAAGTTGATACCTTTGGAAATAATGCTTCTCTTGGTGGTGCATTTACAGGCACATTTAGCCGAGGCACACCCACAGCTCCTCAGGCTGTGCAAAACCAAGATCGCCTGGCCATATTCACCGGCAAAGGCTACGATGGCAGTGTTCTAACTAACCCGGCAGCTCAAATCACAATGGGCGCCCTGGGTAACTGGAGTCCCAGCAATCACGGCTCATTTATTGCTTTTAACACTACAGCACCAAATACCACTGTACAGCAAGAAGTTGTGCGTATCTACGCCACTGGTGACCTACATCAGGTCATTGGAAATATCGTGGTTGATGAAGGCTATACCAAAACCAACCCTGTCACTGTTGCCACTTTAAACTTGGCAGCCAATGCTGGCATGGGAGCAAGAACCTTTGTCACAGATGCTGACACTAGAACCTGGGGCAATTTAGCAGTTGGTGGTGCTGGCAATGCTGTACCTGTGTGGTCAGATGGCACAAATTGGTACATAGGATAAGCACTTTGTTCCAACGAAAACCCGTACTGTGTGCGGGTTTTTTTGTGATCTCAGCAGAATTAGCATCACAGTAAAAGCCATAAATATCGTAAAGCGAGGTATGAATAATGGCGATAGAAGTAATCAACGTAGGAACGACACCCAACGACGGAACTGGTGATGGCATACGTGTGGCTTTTGAAAAATGCAACAATAATTTTGCATATTTAAACACATTTATCAGTAACAATGCTCCAGTAATCAGCTCAGGATCTGTGGGCGACAGCGAAGGACAGCTGGCCTATGATTCAGGGTATCTTTATGTCTGCTTCCAAAATTATGACGGATCGTCAGTGATCTGGGGCAGAATTCAGCTTGACACAAGTTGGTAAAACATGGCACAACCAGTATGGATTTCTCCACCAGGTGACCTAGGCACAGTTGCTGAAGGTTTGTTTTTTTCTACACCTGTTGTGGCAGTGGACCCCGACGGAGGTATAGTCAAATACAAGCTCATAGCTGGTAGCCTGCCCGAAGGCATACAAGTCAAAACCAATGGCACTGTCGAGGGTGTGCCACAGGCCTTTGCCAAAGTTCAAGGTGTGCCTGTTGAAGTCAGTGAAAATGTCACCAGTCGTTTTGCTGTTCGAGCCTATGTGGAAGTTCCTGGCGGAATTATACGTCTAGCTGACCGTACCTTTAGCATCACAGTGTCAGGGCAGGATCTTCCAAGATTTGTCACACCCTCAGGCGGTCTTGGATTGTTCTATGACGGAACCACAGTGAACTATCAGATTCAATTCACGGATCAAGATCCTGGCGATCGCATTACACTAACTCTGGAAGATGGCGAACTGCCTCCTGGACTCACCATTGATAATTCAGGATTGATTTCGGGTTACATAACCCCAGTGGCTCCGTTACCCGACACTGCTATTGCAGGCTACGATCGAGCAGGAACTTCTTACGATCAGTTTCCTTGGGACTTTAGTTCACGTTCAATCAGCAAAAACTACGAATTTACTTTGCAGATTTCTGATGGCAAAGACCGCACACAGCGAACCTATGAGATGTTTGTGATTTCAAAAGATTCCATGACTGCTGATACCACAGACTTTTTGGTTGACTTTGCAGTGCAAATAGATCACTATGTGCCTCCTGTGTACGAATACATCACTGCTGATGTGTTGCCACAACGCACACCATTTATCACAAATTATCCCACAAATGGAAACATTGGAACGTATCGACATTCCAACTTCTTTGCCTATCAGTTCCAAGCCATTGATCTTGATGGCGATGCCTTGGAATACGAAATCGCCCTGGGTGATTCATCAGATTTGCCCCCAGGGCTTTCCTTGGATCAAACCACTGGATGGTTGTATGGGTACTTGCCCAATCAAGGCGCCACAGAGACTGCATTTAACTTTTCAATCTATGTTTATAAACGTGATAACCCAACTATAATCTCTCCGGCATATCCTTACAGCATCACTACCATAGGTGACGTAGAAACTGCCGTGACCTGGCTCACCCCCAGTGACCTTGGTGTGATCGAAAACGGCGCTATAAGTCTGCTACAGATACAAGCAGTGAATGCCAGTGGCCGTCAGCTGTTTTATCAATTCAAACCTGGTGGCTACGAAGGCTACCCAACCTTTGAAGAAGGACTGGGAGTTTACAATAAATTACCGCAAGGCCTACAACTCTTACCTTCGGGCAACATTGCAGGTCGTGTGAGCTTTAATACTTTTGCGCTTGACGGCGGAACCACTACCTTTGACAAAGAACAAATAACCAGACTAATAACAAGAGAAACCACCTTTGATTCAACATTTACTTTTACAGTAAACGCCTACAGTCAGGATGGGTTGGTATCTGTGTTTAAGACTTTTTCTATTAGAGTCAAACGGGTGTACAACGAACCCTACGAAAGTCTCTACATACAGGCCATGCCTGGAGAAGCTGATCGACAATTACTTGACAGCCTGTTGCAGAACCAAGACATCATACAACCTAGCTTTTTGTATCGACCTGATGATCCTTACTTTGCTTTGCCCACACGTATCATTTATCAACATGCGTTTGGGTTGACCAGCTCAACTATAGAACAATATGTCCAGGCACTGGAGCTCAATCATTTCCGCAAGCAGTTGGTGCTGGGAGAGTTTAAAGTAGCCCAGGCTCGCCGAGCAAACACAGGCGATGTAGTCTATGAAGTTGTTTACAGCGAAGTACAGGATTCTGGAGTCAACAGTGCAGGAGAAAGTCCTCCACAAACAGTGCCCACTGCATTCCCCATACCCAACCCTGATGGACCGGGCACCATAGACAAAGTATATCCCAACAGTCTTGTTGAGATGAGAGATCAAGTCATTGACACAGTGGGACAGTACTCTCAGGTACTTCCGCTATGGATGACTTCTAGACAGGCCAATGGTCGTGTTTTAGGGTTTACAAAAGCCTGTGTTATTGCATACTGCCAACCAGGCAAAGGCGAACAGTTGGCCTACAATATACGAACCCAATGGGGAGAGAGATTAAACCTCATTGATTTCATGGTTGATCGATATATCCTTGACCGTCAATACAGCATCAATTGGGATCCAGTGACCAAGTCATGGAATCCGTCACCTGCTGAAGCCACAACATTTGATCGCGTGACTCGTCCTTCAAATTTGGTTTATCAAGGCGATGTAGATTATGCCACACAGTTGGCCTATGTAGATATCAACAATCAAACACTACAACGCATAGCGGCCCTGGGCGGCATTGATGGAGCCAATGGACAGCAACTAAATGGACGTACTTTGATATTCCAAAAACAGGAAGACTTCCCCAATGGTATGACTGACGCTGAAGCTTTCTCTGATTACCCTGCAACCTATGATCAACAACCATTTGATGACGCTGAATTTGACGAAGCGCCAATTGTGCTACCCACAATTGATCGATTGGCTCGATATCGAATGAATGTAATTGGCGGAAATTATGTGTCTTTGGAATTGCTGGAAACCTATACAACCTATGATTTTCTGGTGGTCACACGTGGAGATCAGTTTGCAAACACTGAGTTGTACTTGCCAGCGGCACCCACCACAGGCCTGTCACGTATTACCTGGAGCTTGATACCTGAAACAGCCAGCCAGCAAACTATATTTGATGGCGGCAGTACAGTGTTTATCGTGCCCGAGGACAATTATGGATTAACTGATGTTTACAACAAACATCTAGTGTATCCAAAATACAATATTTTAGGTGGATCTCCACAGTGATGGATAACTTACTACCTAACGCAATTCTAGGTAAATATACCTATTAAACTAGGACTAAAAATGTCATCAAATATCAACCCAAACAACATAGATACTGCGTACCCAGTAGCAGGTCAGGACAACGATTCTCAAGGATTTCGTGATAATTTCACGAACATCAAAACCAACTTTGAATTCGCAGCCGACGAAATTGACGATCTGCAATCCAAAGTAGTATTGAAAGCTGCCTTGACTGGAACTACCCTAGACAATGACATGGGCGGTTCTGTAATTAAAAATGCAAAACTGCAAGGTACACGATATACTCGCATCGCACCAACAGATACTACTGGAACAATCAATATAGATTTTTCTGCAGGCAGTTATTACAAAATTGGCCAACTCACAGGCAACATCAGTTTGGCATTTGTAAACATACCCAGCGCAGGAAACTACGCAGAGTGGACAGTACAACTCACACAAGGTTCTACACCTTACACAGTGACCATACCTGCCGCAGTAAGCATTGGTACCGCCACGTTGCAGGGCTATGCCAGCAATGTGATAACTTACAACCGTGCCGGTACTTATAGCTTGAAGTTTTCAACCAGCGATGGTGGCTCCACCATAGCCGTGGAAGATCTCAGCCGCAACTCTGATCCAATCTATTTGCCATCACTGGAAACACTCACATCCAATATCAGTTTGAGCCTGGCAACAACCACTTCCATTATCAACAAGAGTGGCAGCTGGGCAGGTAACATAGCCAATGGCTACACTGGGCAAACCAAATTGGTAATTTGTGGCAATGCATCGCCAACCACGCAAGTGCTCACAGTGGCCTCAGCAGGATGGAAAAATGCTGCCGCAGGCAATGTGACCTTTACCGGACAAGGCCAATCAGCAACGCTGACTTATATTGGTGGAACTTGGTATTGCACCAGTACCGGACCAGATGTCACTGATGTTTACCCTGTTGTTGCTTAACCAAAATCATTGACAACGTCACTCCTCTATGCTAATATAGTGTAGAGGAGTTTTCATTTATGCAAATTGATTTAAATCGATATACCAAATTTGTTGAAACGGTAACCAGCCCAGCCAGCAATGACTTAGACGTGTTTACCGACACCCTGGATAGAATCAACACCAATCATGAAGTTGTAGATGGTGTAATGACTCAGGGTCCAGACGTCAATGTGTCGCTGTTGCTCACTGGTGCCTTGGGTATGGCAGCCGAAACAGGGGAATTTTGCGAGATTCCCAAAAAGATTTTCTTCCAGGGCAAAGCACTCAATGAAGAAGCTGTGTTTCACATGAAACGTGAGCTGGGAGATATCATGTGGTATTGGATCAATGCTTGCAGAGCACTCAATCTTGATCCCAATGATGTCATAGCTGAAAATGTACGCAAACTAGAAAGTCGATACCCCGGTGGTACATTTGATCCCTACTATTCAGAAAATAGAAAACCTGGAGACCTATAAGTGGAACATCCTCTCATTAGTAATTTAGATGACCTAACTCCTGACCAGCTTCTTGAAAAAGTCAACGAGTTGCATACCAAACTTAACATTGCCTATCGCTCAGGCAACAGTCAACTTTGCAATCAAATAAGAATGGCCATTGAAAGTTATCAAAATAAATTGAGAGAAAAACAGCAGAAGCAGTACGAAGAAGCACAACAGAATTTCAACGACAAAATCAAAATATCATGAACGTCAAAATAGAATACCCAGCAGAATTTCTATCAGCAGTTTACTGGAATGACCAGGTAATGTTTAACTGCTATTCGGTGCGATGTGAAATGGTAACAGGAACCAAGGATCATAGAGAACAAAACATTGCACTGGAAAGACTCAAATATATTTTGTTTGTGCAAATGCAGAATTCTGTTTTTGTTGACAGTCGAGAAAAGGCCGCGATCAAACGCCTAGAAGCCGCTGGGTTGAGAACGGTAAGTTTGCCCGAACAACCCGTTGACCAGATCATTGGGATGATGTTATACTCTAAGTTAGATTCGGTAATGGAAGGTCGGATACTGATGACACAACTAAAACTCAGTTCTGAACTGGGAGAAAATATCACTTACAGTCAAACAGAAACAGAAACCATTGGCCCTTTTCAAGAACGCGGTTGGTGGAATTCATCTGATCCTGTTTGTTCTGACGTCAAACCAACAGCGGGCAAAGTGGTCAGTATTGCTACCAAAACTGCTAACTGGCCAAGTCTTGAACTAAACTGGGACCAAGAAGAAAACGACAAAGAAAACATTGTGGTAGCATTTCGCAAAGATGATAAAGAATAAGTTTGGTGAACAAATATACACAGAAGATGATGTCTGCAATCTTTTGATGCAGGGGCATGATCTCGCTGTGTTTCAAGGCATGCTGGTGGACAAGATCGATCTTGAAAGCATGGCGCATATACTGGAAAATGTGCCAACCTTTTTGGAATACTGTCAACCGGCGAAAGATGATCTCACTCAAGAAGCCTATGATCATCTTTGCCAGAGCACATGGTACATGCCCGATGAGTACAAGCAATTAGACATTGCGTCTCATGTGTTAAACTTATGCAAAACTGATGTTGAGCTACAGCGAGTAGGCGAAGAGTTATTGTTATTCCAAGAGCGTGATTTGTTCAATTTGCTACGATATCTAAAATATCTAGTGGATGTCATGCAAGAAAATCATGTGATTTGGGGAGTTGGGCGAGGTAGTTCGGTAGCCAGTTATGTGCTGTATTTGTTGGGTGTACACAGGATCAATTCCATGTATTATGATTTAGATGCTAGAGAATTCTTGCGTTAAATACACCAACATATCCAAGGAGTGTCAAATGACAAAAAAAGTTTATAGAACTGCACAAGGAAAGATCGTAGATCTTGGTGCATTATTACTGCAAAACGAAAATACTCGTGCAGTTGGAAACATGCGGGTCAATGCTCGCGGTGATGTACTTGACAGCAACAATAGGTCTGTGGCGTCAAGAAACCAACAGGTAAATCGACAATACAATCGTCAAGTTACCAACGTATCAGATTCTCAAGTTCCTACCAGTCGTAGACATGCTAGAGAAATGGCCGAAGCAGATGTGTTATCACAAGAAACTTCAGCGCCTGAAGTTGAAGAATTCCAGGAACCAGTGATTGAAGAGCCAGCACCGGTGGAAACATCAGGATTGCCAGAAGGTGGTCTGGCAGCCGCTATTGCCAAGGCTCGACAGATCAAACAAGAACCTTTGAAAACCCCAAGACAACAAGCTCAAGAAAAATCAGGAGTGAATAAAATCTAATGAATACCAAAGCCGCATTTGAACCACATCGAATTGAAAAAATCAAAGCTCTGCGCGATAACATTTTAGTGTGCGACATGGAGTTCACTGGGCGACAGCTTTCCAGTGGAATTATTCTGATGAACGACAATGGAAAATCCGAAGGCATTCGACCACGTTGGGGCCGAGTGTACGAAATTGGCCCTGAGCAACAAGATGTCACAGTGGGACAATGGATTTGTGTAGCACACGGTCGGTGGACTCGCGGTTTGGACATCGAAGACAACGAAGGCAAAAAAACCATTCGCAAAATAGATCCCAAAGACATACTGTTGGTCTCCGACGAACACCCAGGATCTGATGACACTATGTCAGAAGCCGTTTCTGGAAGATAATGGATCGTTGTAAACACTGCGGGCAATACTACACTCCTGATTGCGCCTGGCGTCAAGGTCGATGCCCGCATCATCCCTCATATGTTGACATTTACCGTACAAGATTTTATAATTTAATAAAAACTATCAAAAACTTAATACGTTAAAGGAAATAATGCAAATAAGAGCAGACCAAATCAAAGATGGCGGAACATCCTGTGGTTGCGGCCGGAGCCCAACGGGTAAATGTTGTGGCTGGCATGCCTTGACAGAGGAAGCATATCGTGTTAAACTAAACGAATATGAACTTGAACAATATCGCAAGCAGGCACAAGAATTGTGGAGCGATAGTTGCACTACAGGAAGAGCAGAATGAAAGAACTTTGGACAGAAAAATATCGCCCACGTGACCTAGACGGTTATGTATTCCGCGATGACGCACAACGACAACAAGTGGCAGGTTGGGTTAAATCTAAATCTATTCCGCACTTGTTGTTTAGTGGTGCGCCGGGTGTGGGCAAAACTACCTTGGCAAAAATCTTGATCAACAACTTGGGCATTGATGACTATGATGTATTAGAGATCAATGCGTCGCGTGAAAACTCTGTAGACACTATCCGCGACAAAATCACGGGCTTTGTGCAAACAATGCCATTTGGTGCATTTAAAATTGTGTTGCTAGACGAGGCTGATTACATCAGTCCCAATGGTCAGGCCGCACTACGTGGTGTCATGGAGACCTATCATGCTTCGGCTCGTTTTATTCTTACTTGTAACTATCCTAATCGTGTCATCCCCGCACTTCATTCAAGATGCCAAGGATTTCATATTGAGCGTGTTGACGTTACTGAATTTACAGCACGTATGGCCACTGTTTTGGTCTCAGAGTCAGTAGAGTTTGATTTAGACACACTCGACACCTATGTCAAAGCAACATACCCAGACATGCGAAAGTGTTTGAATCTTTGCCAGATGAACAGCCAGGAAGGGCAACTCACTGCTCCACACGGCGACGAAGGTGGAGTGCGTGACTGGAAGATTGATGCAGTAAATTTGTTCAAAGCAGGCAAGATCTTAGAAGCTAGAAAGTTAATATGCTCCACTGTGCGTCCTGAAGAAATGGAAGATGTTTTCCGTTGGATGTATGATAATTTAGATCTCTGGACCAAAGATGTACACAAACAAGATCAGGCCATTGTGATTATCCGTAATGGCTATGTCAATATTCCATTGGTAGCTGATCAAGAAATCAATCTCAGTGCCACTTTGGTAGAACTAACAGGATTATAAAATTGTATTGGATTCCCAACTACACTGATATTGATACTTACCAGGTAGATCAAAGAGAATGGGTATCCAGATTTTGTTATGATTTAAAAAAGCAATACAGTGGCCCCACTTTGTGGATAGACATTGGTGCCAACGTAGGTGACATCACAGATCAAATTAAAAAGCATATTTCATCTGATGATGAGATCTGGGCATTTGACCCAGCTCCTACAACATATCAGTATCTATGCGATCGATTTAAAAACAACACAAACATAGTGATCTGGGATCAGGCCTTAAGCGACTATGTTGGCGAAAGTGATTTTTTTGTACACAAAAAAACAGACAACGCTGGGACAAATTTTTTAGACAAGTCTATATTTGGATTTGATAATGTCAATTACAACACAGTTCGATGCAGTGTTACTACCATGGATCAACTCAGCATCCCTGAAAAATTTCAAATACCATTTGTTAAAATTGATGCAGAAGGACACGATTTAAAAATAATTAGAGCAGGCAGTGATTTTATTAAAAAACACCGCCCTTACATTATGTTTGAGTTTTCGGGAATGTTGACAACCGATGCTTATTCAATTCGTCCAATTGATGTGTACAATTTTTTTAAAGAACATAATTATCATCTAAGATCAATTGTAAAAGGGCACAATGAAAAGTATATCTACAGCCACTATAACATTGAAACAACTGAAATTTTTGATTTACTAGCTGTACCTAACGAAAAACCATTGGAATGACATGAGATATTTACTGTTTACCTATTATACCAAACCGTCGGGCAAGATTGATGAAGTCATGGCCATCTCTAAGAGACTCAAGTCTAAAGATTGGCAAACGTCAAGTGTGATTTTGGATTTCAAAGATCAAAAAGTTTTGCTGTGTAGTCTCGGCGGCATCACTGGTGCCAAAGACTGGGATACCATTGTCAGTTACTATTACAAACATTATACAGCTACCATTGAACGCATGTTTCAAGAAAATGGACATGCACTACCGCCAACCAATGATAATTAAGAAATATTTTTAATTTTTATTATTTTTTTAAGTTCTAAACGTTTTTTAAACATTTCTTTTTTGTCATCTAAGATTTGCATCATGTGCTCAGTTGAATCTCGACGTAGATGATAACCAGAATCCAATAGGTGTTGTTTTAATTTGGCTCGACGCTCTAATCGTTTGTCCAAGGTCAGATCAGGATTGTCAAGTGCTACCCAATTGTTTTCGTACTTGTCTAACTCAAGGTTTAACTCGTCGGCTTGGTAATACAAAGGAGTCCCGGGCAATATGCTCATTGTGCTACCAACGTTGATATCAACAATGATATGCGGTGCTAGATATTTGTACTTTGTAAACATATCCAGTGTTTCCTGAAAGTCTTGATCTGTTTCTGTAGGGTATCCTACTATCATCAAAAATGTACATGTAATCTTGTACTTCTCAAGCATTTTCATAGTGTAGTCAAGATCTTGATTGTTAAATTTTTTATTCATGTGATGTCTCACAGAATCACTGCCAGTCTCAACTCCAATATACAGATTTTTTGCTCCTGAATTGGCAGCATCTTTCCAATACTCTTCATTGACTTCTTTGTCTGATCTCACAATGAACTGACTGTTCCAAGTGATTTTTTGCGTCCGGTTGGAATTATATTCAGCAAGTATCTTTGTAAATTTTTTAAATTCTCTAAGATTTCCGTTGATCAAGCTGTCTGTAAAATTAAAATTATTCACTGAGTATCGTTGATTGAGATATATTATCTCGTCGGCCATGCTTTGCCCACTGCGATATCGGTACTTCCAATGTTCGTGTATGTCACAGAAAGAACAGGATCTCACGCAACCTCGACTGCCAGTTATTGGCAGTATTGGAGATTTGTATTGATCAATTTCATAGTCGTCATAGTTTGGAAAGGGCAATGAATCTAGATCATCAATCTGTTTGAAAGAATTTGAATTGATACCTGGATACGTGGTATTATTTTTGAGCAGTTCAACTAAACTAACTTCTCCTTCACTGCGAATGTAAAAGTCGGCGAGATTTTTATCAGTCATCTTTTTGCCAAAACCACAGGCGCCTTCTATGCCACCGTCGCTGAGTCCTTGGCCTCCCAACACTATTTTTGCATCTGAAACTTTTCGTATTGCCTGACAAAATAATTCAGTGGCTATACGATTTTGATATGTGAATACGCTGATTCCTATATACCTAGGATTGAAACTTAACAAATCTTTCACCCAGGTTTCAATTATTTTTTCAGCAATGGGTTTGCATTCTGTGTTGAGTCCTGTGCTGAAATATGTTTCTAACGCATCAATGTCTACGTCTTCTTGATAAAGTCGAATGCTATAATCGATGGTACGGCAACTAAACCCAGCAGATTCTACACTGGCTTTGAGCAATGCTGGAGCTGCCGGAGGTAATCTGCTGACCACACCAGGCACCGAAATAATAACCAAATCAATCATAAAAGTATTTAACTAACTGTACAGCGGTTGACTGCAAAACAGATTGGTAGTATAATAAGTTATATGAAAAAGTGGAAAAACCTAAACCAGCTGATCCTAGTTGACTGCGACGGTGTACTGCTCGATTGGGAGTGGGCATTCAATGTTTGGATGCAAGAGCATGGATTTCAAGAAGTACCAGGTTCAAAACTCAACTATGACATGGCCATACGCTATGACATACCAAAAGAGCAGGTACGCAAACTAATCAAACTGTTCAACGAATCGGCGGCCATTGGGTTCTTGCCGGCCTTGCGTGATTCAGTGTACTATGTAAAAAGACTGCATGAAGAATATGGATATAGGTTTCACTGTATCACCAGTCTCAGCATGGATCCCAATGCCCAGAAGCTGAGAGAGATGAACCTGCACAAGATCTATGGCGCCACAGCATTTGAACGCATAGTCTGTCTTGACACTGGTGCCCACAAGGACGACGCCTTGGAAGAATATGAAGGCACTGGATGCTGGTGGGTCGAGGACAAGACTGAGAATGCTGTAGCAGGATACAAAGCTGGCCTACGGCCTATCCTACTAGAGCATGGTCACAACATGAACAACGACCACCCAGGTATTACAGTTTGCAAAAACTGGGCAGAAATATTCCGCCAGGTTACTGGCTCCTCCTATTCTGCATAAAGTCCTAGCACAGTATCAATAATTGGGTGACGTTGGATATCCCGTTTTCCTAGTGTGTTGACACATAGGCCATTTGCGTTTTGCGCTTTCAGTCTCTCACAGAGATCTAGTAGGCCATTTTCTTTCGCTGTGCGATCGGTCTGTTCAACGTCTCCCGTAACCACTATCTTTGACCCGGATCCAATCCGACTCAAAAGCATTTTCATTTGTCCTGGAGTTGCATTTTGCATCTCGTCAGCAATGATCCAACTAGATTTGAAAGTGCGTCCTCGCATGTAAGCCAGCGGGGATATTTCTATGATCTGGTCGTCCATCATTTTGACGATTTCGCGGGGATTGTAATACTCACGCAACACATCCAAGAGTGGTCTGGTCCAAGGCTCCATTTTTGAGATTAAATCTCCGGGCAGGAATCCATGACGTTCATCTTCTACACCTACCGCAGGACGGGTAAGAACTATCCTTTCGCATTGACCTGTTTTGAGAGCCTTGATGGCCGCTTGCATGGCCAAATAAGTCTTGCCCGTTCCGGCAGGACCCACAGCCACCACTATGTGCTGGGTGGGATCTAACAGGTTTAATATAAGGGATTCTTGATTGCGGGTTTTTGGTACGAGCTCAATTTGTCTGAGCTGTGTTTTTAGTGCTTGATTGAAGTTGATGGTGTTTTCTTGGGTGTGAATACGTTTCTGAGCTTTCGCTCCTCTTGCTCTACTCAATGTTGATTCTCCTTTGAACATTTTGTTTTTTGTCAGCTTGATCTGACATAGATATTTAGGTGTTTGTTTCGGGCCATAAAACAAGACAGAATTCAGAAATATTGATGCTAAGTATTAGGCTCCACTCAGACCTAAGGTCTCGCAAAAAAACACAAAACACGTAGCCAGGTAAATACTTGCATGGAATTAAAAGACGAAAAAATCTTCAAAGACGATCAAGACTACTGGTTAGTGGCTGAAAACATCCGCGATCTTTATCTGTCAGACGGTAGCTTGTCCACGCTGTTGGACTTTGAACGTGTGCTGGACGAACTAGATATCTATGCTTTTAAAAACTGGGATCTAGGCGAGCTAGTGGCAGGTCCAGACATTGGCAAATACAAAGTGGGCTGTATATTCATGTGGCCCGGTGAACTCATGCCTGACCCACGTGGTGCTCGCAGATTACTGCCTTTTGATTGCGATGTACGCTTCAAAAAGACCAAGATCAAAGTTCCAATGAAAATACGTAAACCTGACGATTATCAGCCAGGTACACACACTGCTAGACTCACTGAAAAACCTGTATGGTTGGTGGAAATCGTCATGCCCAAGCATCTAATGAATGACATCAAAACTGGTAGTATTGAACTGGAAGATCAAACCGTGGATCTTGAAGAACTGGATCAAGCCTATGAACAAGATCTAGATCAAGAACAATATCAAGATGCTGGCAATGCACAAGCCGCACAAGCTCAACTACAGGCTCCTGGAGGATTACCAAATGCCCCAGCTATCTGAAGGCCTACACTTTAAAGACATGCTGGGCATGATGAAGCCCACCATACACATCGATGAGTTTTCATCAAAGATGGGCGACGATGAAGAAATAGTTGTGGCCAGCTTTTTTGTGCGTGATCAACAGGCTGCCAAAGACCTGGTCAACTGGTTTGAAAAGGGCTATGACTTTGTGATAGATGCAGACATGAGTCCTGGTGAAATCAAGCCCAATCGTTATCTTGTCTATGTTGAAATGAAACGCAGATCCAGTACCGGAGAAAAACTCAATGAGATATTGGAAGATTTTTCCACGCTGACCGAATATGAAAATTCCAGTCAATGGACCATGCACTATCGTGGCAAAGACACACCTTGGTCAGTGGAAGCCTACAATCAACAAGTTCCTGGCTCACCCGGCGAATATCGCAAAAAAGTCGACAGTGAACTCAATGAAATGCGAGCCGCATCAGGCATTCCAGTGAAACAGATCTACGATCGCGAACCTGACATCAAAAGTTTACAAGCAGCCGCCGGCCTACTGTAAATAGTGGGTGAGTACCTACTGCCCGTTACCTTTCCGACATGTATTTGTAGAACCCCGAGGTGTAAAGCCTTGTTGTAGCTACACCCGTGTGACCAATGTCTCTATAGATCAATGGATTGCCGGAAACGAATTAAAACAGATACAACAAAACATACTGTCGGGCACAGTGGATCCTGGCTGTGCTCAGTGCATTCGCAACGAACAACAGCAAGGCACCAGCACTCGTCTTGGCGCACTAAAGGACTACGAAGAGCCAGTCCACAGCACTGAGATAGATTACATAGATTATCGATCCAGCAATGTTTGTAATTTCAAATGTCGCACCTGCGAACCTTTCTTCAGCAATGGCATTGCTGCCGATGTCAAACGTTCAGAATTTTTACAATTCTTATACCAAGTACCACCAGAAAAAACAGCCACAGTAAGCGACAAGAACTGGATTGTCAGTCACTTGCCACAGATAAAAAGATTGATGTTCACAGGTGGTGAACCTACCTTGTTGCCCGAAGTACGAGAAATCATTGACCTTGTACGCACTGCCAAACTGGATACAAATATACAGATTATTACCAATGGTAGCTTCCGTGATCATTACTGGTTGGAGATTGCTCGAGACATGCCCAATGTAAATTTCACAGTGAGTATTGACGCTGTAGGTCCCACAGCTGAAATTATACGGCATGGCACTGACTGGGCACAAGTAGAACACAACATACGCTGGTTGGCCGAGCATGGTCACAGTTTAAATTTTTCCACAGTGATTTCAAGATTAAATCTTTTCCAACTTGGTCCACTGCTGGCCTTTACTAGAGACATTAGAAAAAATTACCATAGGCCCAATGGTCGCACACAGTTCATACAACTGTGCAATTACCCTGACTATCTCAATCCCATAAATTGGCCTTGGGTATTGACTGACTCAGCCTGGCGCTACATTGATGCCTTGATTGAGTTAGAAGATCACGAGCCCACAGTTGAAATCTTGACACGGCTATCTGACAATATTAAAACCCATGTTTATGATCCAGACCTTTGGGAAAAAGGCGAACTCTACAATCTGGAAATCAACCGTTTACGCAGTCAAAACCATGCTGGCCTATACCAACCCAGTTTTTAACTAAATATACAACAAGGAGTAAAACAATGTCTGTTATAACAAGAGATCAATTAGCACAACTTATACCTAAAAATCCCTACTTGGATCATTGGTGCGAAGCACTCAATGAAATACTGCCTGAGTACGGAATAGACACTCCACAACGTGTGGCTGCTTTTATAGCTCAGTGTGCTCACGAGTCAGGCGGATTTGTGTTCCTTAAAGAAAACTTAAACTACAAAGCCGCAACACTGCGTAAAGTATTTCCCAAGTATTTTCCTGACGATGCCACCGCAAATCACTATGCCAACTTGCACAACAAACAAGAAGCCATTGCCAATCGCGTGTACGCCAATCGCATGGGCAACGGTGACGAAATATCCGGTGATGGTTTCCGCTATTGTGGTCGTGGACTGATACAGCTCACCGGGCGTGACAACTATGCTTTTTTTGCTGGCAGTCTTGACATCCCAGTGGAAGAAGCCGCTGAGTACCTGCAAACTTTTGAAGGTGCTGTGCAATCAGCCTGTTGGTTCTGGGAAACCAACAACCTCAATCAGTATGCTGACAAGGATGATATCTTAACAATGACCAAACGCATCAACGGCGGTACCATTGGGCTGGAAGATCGAAAGAAACACTACGAGCATGCCAAGCATGTGTTAGGCGTCTAAAATGTGGCAGTTACAATGGATGTTGCAGTTGATTCCTGACAGTATATTCGTCTGGGTCACTTATCTATTGTTTGCGGCAGGTGTTGTACTGTATGTGGCCAGCAAGTTGGTCAGCTGGATACCGCTCATGGGTCGTTATCGATTGCCCGCAGAGTTGGCAGGTGTGGCAGCTCTTGTTGTTGCCGCTTATTTTTATGGTGGTATAGGCTACAGAGAAATGATAGCCGAAATGAAAGAACGAGTTCGAATTGCCGAAGAGAAATCACAACAAGTGAACACTGTGATCGAAACTAAAATAGTTGAAAAGATAAAGGTAGTCAAAGAAAATGTTTATATCAACAGAGAAATTGTCAAAGAAGTCGCGGGCAAGCAACTGGATGCTCAGTGCAGTTTGCCTCGTAGCACTGTCAGCTTGCACGACAGTGCCAGTCGCAATGAAGTTCCCCAGCGTTCCGCCGCAACTGATGGAACCCCCTCGGGAGTTGAAGCCAGTAGGCTCCTCGACAGAGTCATTGAAAACTACGGAGCCTGCCACGAAAACGCAGAAAAATTAAAAGCGTGGCAGGAATGGTATCGAGCACAACAAAAAATATATAACGATATCACAAAATAAATTTAGAAGGAGCTAGATATGTCAGAAGAAGTCAAAAGCGAAAGCGCAAAAAAGAACGAAGACTGGATGAATTCAAAATGGCGTCCAGCCATGGGGTGGATGTACATGTTGGTGTGTATGGCTGACTTTGTGGCATTTCCCATCTTATGGAGCCTGGTACAAGTCATAGGTGGGGGCCGTGTGGAAACACAATGGAGCCCGATCACACTACAAGGTGCAGGCCTGTTCCACATGGCCATGGGCGCCATCCTTGGTATTGCCGCATATGGTCGTACACAGGAAAAACTCAATGACAAAGCCGGTGCAACATTACCGCCCACTGCTACACCAGCACCCAGCTTTGGTGGTGCACCGCTAGGTGGCAACACTGTGAGCACTGCTCCTGGCTTTGGCAGCCCAGCAGTGAGCACACCAGCACCCAGCTTTGGAGCACCAGTTACCCCGGGCTTTGGCGGCAAGCCAGCACCAGTACAGCCACCGTTCCCAGAAAGATAACAACAAAGGAGAATAACAATGTTAGAAACTATATTTTGGTTAGCACTAGGAGCATTTATAGGTTGGAACTTCCCCCAACCTGATTTTGCAAAAACAATCCAGGCCAAGGTCCTGGGCCTGTTTAAAAAAGGATAATCTATGAAACATATTATATTTGCGGCAGGTCTGGCATTGGCCGTGGCATACCCAGCCCAGGCAGCCGATGACAAAAAACCCGAAACCAAAAAAGTCTGCGTGGATGTCAAAGACAAAGAAGGCAAGCCACTGAAAAACAAAGACGGTTCGCCAAGACAGAATTGCAAAGAAGTAAAACAGCATAAAAAGCACGAAGGTACAGCAGTACCAGATAAAAAATAATCTTGCTTTTGCCCAAAAAAGGTAGTATAATTAAGTTATACTGCCTTTTTCTTTTGTATGATAGACTATTACCAAACGCTGGGTGTACAGCGCAACGCCACTGATGATGAAATAAAACGAGCATACCGCAAAGCGGCCATGAAGCATCATCCTGACCGCGGCGGTGATCAAGTCAAGTTCCAGGCCATACAAGAAGCCTATGCTACCTTGGGCGACCCACAAAAAAAGCAACAATACGATAATCCACATCCGCATGTGCGTATCAATGTCAATGGCAGTCCGTTCCATGGAGCCGGGGGACCTTTTGATTTTGATAGTATATTTGAAATGTTTGGTGCTCGCATGGGCCCTAGACAACAGCAAACACAAAGAAATCAACGTGTGAGTATATGGATACCCTTGGTAGATGCTGTTACAGGCGGACCTAGGACTGTCAGCGTGGGTACACCACAAGGTAACATAACACTGGAGATACACATACCCAAGGGCATACAAGACAATGAAAATGTGCGGTATCCCAAATTGGCGCCAGGCGGTCATGATCTCATAGTGAACTATCGTGTACACGGGCATCCAGACTGGCAACGCAACGGATTAGATCTTTACTGTGAACGTCCTGTGGATTTTTGGGACTTGATCACAGGAACTGAATTAAAACTCAGCGACATTCAAGGACGAGATCTGGTGTTGACTGTTCCGCCACGCACTCGACCAGGTACCATGTTAAGAGGTCGTGGCCGCGGTATAGATCGAGAAGGACACACCACCGGAGACCTTATAGTCAAACTACAGGCCGTGTTGCCTGATGATATTCCCGATGAAATCATTGACGTATTGAACAAAAGACAGGCCAATAAATAATTTTATGAAACTCACTAACAAAGTTTTGTACCGACCTGCCAAACCCTTTGCGGACTTTGATCATCCAGCACAGAATTCATTTTTGGCCACTCAGATGTTTTCGCTGATGAAAAAGAACAACGGTATTGGGTTGGCTGCTCCACAGATAGGAGTAAGCCGGAGACTGTTTGTCATGGAGATTGATCAGATCCAAAGAGCCTGTTTCAATCCAGAAATCACAGATAGCAGTGCTGATTTAACCGAATACATCGAAGGATGCTTGAGTTTTCCCCAAGATGAGTGTAAAATAAAGAGACCCAGTGCTGTTTCTGTGCGTTACCAAAACGCACAGGGCACCTGGATTGAAGAACAATTACAAGGGCTGGAAGCAAGATGTTTCCAGCACGAGTTAGATCATTTAGATGGAATAACCATGCACGATAGAGCAAAGGAGCAACATGCAACAGAATCCTGAAATCGAACAGATACTGGCCCAGGCGCAGAAACTGGCCCGTATCAAACATCACGAGTATGTGACTCTAGAACACCTGGCCTTGGCCTTGATACGGCATGCTCCCTTCAATGCAGTATTGGTAAAGTTTGGCGCCATGGTCGCGGAACTGGATGGCGATCTTGAAGCCTACATTGACTCCATGGTCCACTTGTCTATGGAACGAGACAAAGACCCCAAGAAGACCAATGCACTAGAACGTGTGTTTAATCGTGCGCTGACACAGGTGTTGTTTACAGGGCGCAGACAGGTCACAACCATAGATCTATGGTTGGCCATCATGAATGAAAGCAACAGCCATGCACACTATTATTTTCTCAAGTACGGCATTGAGAAAAAGACGTTCATTGAATTCTGGCAAGCCAACTACAATAACAAGGATGGTCTGCTCACAGACGATCAAGCAGACGAAATCCTGGAAGAACACTGTATCAATCTCAGTGCCCGGGCCAGCGAGAACAAACTAGAACCCTTGATTGGGCGGTCAACAGAACTCAATGAAATTATCACTGTGCTGGCCAAGAAGTTCAAAGCCAACGTGCTCATGGTGGGAGATCCTGGCGTGGGCAAAACTGCCATTGCTGAAGGCCTGGCCACAATGATTCACTCGAAACAAGTGCCCGAGTTCCTCAAAGATCATGAAGTATGGAGCCTGGAAATTGGTAGCTTGCTGGCTGGATCCAAGTACCGTGGAGAGTTCGAAGAAAAGCTCAAATCAGTTATCATGGCCTTGGAACAGAAAAAGAATGTAGTGCTGTTCATTGACGAAGCACACACCATGCGCGGTGCAGGATCGTCAGGGTCGTCCACACTGGACTTTGCCAACATGATCAAGCCTGCCATAACCAAAGGCATACTCAAAGTCATTGCGTCAACCACCTGGGAAGAATACTACGAGAGCTTTGAAAAGGACCGTGCCTTGATGCGTAGGTTCTATCGTGTGAGCATTGACGAGCCAGATGCGGCAACCACTGTGCGTATCTTGCAAGGTCTGCAACCTAGACTGGAAGAGTTTCACAATGTCGCAATTGATGCCAAGGCCATTGACCGTGCAGTGGAATTGGCCACACGTTATCTCTACGACAAAAAGAATCCAGACAAATCCATTGACCTCATTGATGCATCGTGTGCTAGAGAGCGGGTGAAGGACCAAGGTAAAGTCACGATCACGGCAGAAATGATCCAGGATCAAGTGGGCCGAGTGACCAGTATTCCAGCAGATCGTGTGAAGAATGATGTCAATGCCAAGGTCATGGAGTTGGAGTCAAACATCAAGCAACGACTGTACGGACAAGATTCTGTGGTTGACTCTGTGCTGGAACGCATCTATGTCAACTATGCAGGTATTGCCAGCCAACGTCGTCCTGTGGGCTGTTTCTTGTTCCTAGGGCCCACTGGTACAGGTAAAACAGAACTGGCCAAACTCCTGGCAGAGAATCTAGACATGCATCTCCTGCGCTATGACATGAGTGAATATCAAGATCGCCACACAGTGAGTTCGTTGTTGGGTGCGCCTCCGGGCTTTGTGGGCTACGATGACAGCCAGCTGGGCGGCGGCAAACTGATCAATGACTTGAGCAAGCATCCATTCTCAGTGTTGCTGTTCGATGAAGTTGAAAAGGCACACCCTGATGTGGCCAATATCTTCTTGCAGATGATGGACGAAGGTACCATCACAGGTAGCAACGGTAAAAAAGTAGATGTCAAAAACTGCATCATTATCATGACTTCAAACTTGGGTGCCCGCGACAACGAAAACAACAACATTGGCTTTGGACAGAGCCTAGACAAGAGTGGCGAAGAGGATCGTGCTGTCAAAGACTACTTCAAGCCCGAGCTACGCAATCGTTTGGACATGATCTGCAAGTTCAACAAACTGGATACGCTGTCAATCAAGAAAGTAGTGGTCAAGTTTGTGGATGAACTCAAGCGCAGTTTGGTTGAAAAGAAGATCAACCTGGCACTGACAGAAGCCATGATCGATCATTTGGTCACCGTGGGCTATGATCCCAAAATGGGTGCTCGTCCGCTGAGTCGCAAAATTGATGAGTTAATCAAAGTACCGCTGAGTAAGAAAATCTTGTTTGAGCGACTGAAAGATTGTGCAGTCACAGTTGACTGGAACAATGACGCTGTGGTGTTTTCTCATGCCACAGATAACACCACACCTGGTGTGGTGGACAAAGATGGAATCATAGTCCTTGACCAACCGACGTCTTAATATGAAAACTGTCAGCAAAGATCGACTGTTCTTTGACCAGTATGAGTACTGCTTCAATTTCAAACTTGAAGAAATGAGTGCTCTGCGTGAACTTGACCATGCTTATATTGATCGCGAGTTAGATTACAGATCAAACTGGCGGTCTAGGAATCCAAACTTTGGAGGAAGTTGGCGTGGGAACCGTGGTGAGATTACCGCAGAGAATCGCACCAACTGTCATACTCTGTGTGATTACTTGTTGGCCAAACAGGACTACAAATTGGTAATTTACAATGACTGGGGCTATGTGTACAGCAGTGATTTGACCATGTTGAGAGAAATGGAACAGTTAGAATATCTAACACCTGCCAGCATGAAACAAGTCAAGCTGGACATACCCAGAGACAGTATTTTAATAAAATCCAGCGAACACGAATGGCGTAGTTATTTCTTTGCAGGGCGCATGACAGCGGAACAAAAAGAATCTCTGCGTAATTTTTTAGCCAATCAAACAGACATACGCATTGGTCCTGGGTTAAAAAGATTCCTGTCTGGCAGTCAAAAACATCATTATATCAATGACAACGCATTTATTGATCACAACGGACGGGGCATTATCATGATGCTGGGGCTTATTTTGCCCAGGGCCATAAGAAAAACCCTAAAACTCCTACGCGATAAATAATACACTATGGCAAAATTACACGAAGAAATCATTGTAGTCAAAGTCAGCAAATTGCTCAAAGACTCAGAACAAGCCGCACCCATTATGAGTCCAGAAACAGTGACCAGCTTGGAAGCAGTAATCCAAGAATTGGCTGGGCAAGCGGTGCTGGTTGAGATTGCAACAGAATGAAAACTCAAGATTTAGTACTGATACCCACAACAGTACACGGAACCCCATCTGGCAATTATGATGGCAGCTCCGAGGACTGGGCTGGAGAGCGACAAAAAGCCGTGGGCTACTATCGCCAGCCCGCAGGTGTCCAGAGCTTGATGTTTAACACCAACGGTTTTGTTGGTGTGATGGATATACAGGCCACTCTAGATGCCGATCCCGGCAACGATGATGCCTGGTTTGCAATACAGGGCGTGGGCCCAGGCACATACAACCTTAGCTTGTCAGTCAAAGGCAACTTTACTTGGATGCGCATCCGAGTGCGAGAATTTACCAGCGGCACTATCAATTCAGTCACACTTACCTATTAAATGGAAAAAATTAAATTAAGTTTAGATATTGTCAATCCCTCTGAATTTCATAATCTGGGCATAGAATTATGGATTGACAAAGCAAAATTCTTTGATAGTTTAATTGCACCGGGTACCCATCATGTTGAACATGAATTTGAAGTTGAAGATGGAAATCACTCCTTTAAAATAAAATTTAAAAATAAAAACAAAAACAAATCCAACGAGCACACCAAAATCAATGAAGATGGATCAATCATATCTGATGCATTGATCAATATTTCTAATATATGTTTGGATGATATAAAGATTGATCAATTGCTGTATGAAAAGGCAGAATATGTACACAGCACCAACGGTATTGAAACCATAGCTGTGCATCCTTTTTATGGGAATTTTGGGTGCAACGGTCATGCCCAATTGAAATTTTCTACACCAGTTTACCTCTGGCTGTTAGAGAACATGTAAATCCATAAATACTGGTATGAAAAAATTAGTGATCATTCCTGGTGGATTCCACCCTTATCATGCAGGACACAAAGCCTTGTATGATGCCGCACGTGAAGCATTTCCTTCAGCAGAAGTCTATGTAGCGGCCACAGACGACACCACCGGTCGCCCATTTCCTTTTAAAACAAAAAAATTCCTGGCACAACAAGCAGGTATTCCAGGCAATAGATTTATTCAAGTACGATCACCTTTCAGTGCTGAAGAAATTACTCAGCATTTTGACCCTGCAGAAACACAGTTGATCTTTGTTCGCAGTGAAAAAGATCGCGATCAAAATCCACAGCCTGGACAACCTGGACAGATTATCACACGTGGTCCTCGCAAAGGACTGAGTCCTTATCTGCAACCCTACAAGCGCACGGGCCTTGAGCCCATGAAAAATCATGCTTACATGACCTACTTGCCCACTGTGCAATTTGGTGCAGGCATGACATCAGCTACAGAAATACGTGCAAAATGGCCTGGCATGACAGCAGAACAAAAAGCCAATTTGGTGCGTGTGCTGTACCCACTGGCCGCAGACAATGACGTCAAGGTAGCAAAAGTAGTAGAAATACTAGATACTGTCATGGGTGCTGTGCCAGAAAAGGCTGTAGACGAAGCTGTGTTGGTCAATGATCCCGATGCAGGACATCAGATCATACCCGATGGTGGCATGGGCACCTGGGACGAATCCAGCATGGTCAATAACCTTGCTCGTAAATTTGCTGAAATGGTCAACATGGTCAAAGGCAAAAACTACTCGGGTCTACAGTATGTGCTGTACCAGGGTGGTGTGGTCAAGAGTTTGGTAGACGCCCTGGCAGAATACGAGCGTTTCATGCAAAAACAAGGTCGTAGACCCTTGGCACGTGGCAAAGAAGTTGACATGAGCAAGGTTGCCCTGGATGAAAATCCCGACTACATTGAAGAAGGTGATGTGGTACAATTCCCTGCAGACCGTTCAGCTCCACCCGATGTAGATCAAGCACATCAATTGGCCACCAAAATCATTGACATAGCCAAGGATGAAACTGTGCAGAATCCAGGTCCTAGATTGGCACCATTGCGTCAAGAACTGCAACGCCTGGGCTATCGCTTGCGTATGGACAACGGCGGTATGCGGCTTATCCATAATGTCACAAATTGGAACACTATCATTGACCCAATGAAATAATTTGTCGTATAATAGTAAACTAAATATACGCACATTATTTCAGAGGAAAACATGTCCGAACAACAAAACCCACAACAGCCTGAACAGGCTCCACAAGAACAGGCTCAGCCTGGCCAACAACAGATTCAAGTAAACATTGATTATTTGCGCCAACAGCGTGTGCATATTTGTATGCCCTGCTATGGAGGCATGCTCACAGAAAGCACATTCATGAGCTATATCAAATGGTCAAACACTTGCCGTCAATTGGGCTTGGATTGGACTATAGAAACCATGACCAATGAGTCATTGATTTCACGTGCTAGAAATACTCTAGTTGCCAAATTCCTCAACACACCAACATCCACCCACTTGATGTTCATTGATGCTGACATTGGCTGGGAGCCATGGCACTTGTTGGTCATGCTCAATGCTGACAAAGACGTCATTGGTGGTTTATACCCAATGAAGACCATGCCCGTTAAGTGGGTAGTAAATGGTTTTGAAGGTGCCAAAGAAGACGGTCCGCTACAAGAAGTATCAAAAACAGGCACAGGCTTTATGTTGATCAAGCGCCATGTGTTTGAAAAACTAAATCGTCATCCTGCAGTCAAAACATTTGCCAATGACATTGGCTTGCCCAAAGAACTTGATCCACACATGAAGACCTACTTTGACACAGCAGTTCGTGAGAACCGTTACTATTCAGAAGACTGGACTTTCTGTGAAAACTGGCGTGACTTTGGTGGCGAAGTTTGGGTAGACAAGCGTGTGTTGCTGAAACACACAGGAACCTATGTGTTTGATTATGCCACACAACCAGCCCTGTATGAAGCCTTGAAAAAGGAACATGATGCAGGACAAATGGTAGTGGCCGCACAACAGCAAGCACAACAAGCACAGCAGGCCAATCAGCCCATGACCAGTGATTTTTCAAACTATGAAACTGTCAAGGTTCCGGCACCACAACCTGCTGCCAAAGTAGTGGCAAAAACCAACCCTTCAACAAAAAAGGCCAAAGCTAAATCTAAATAAATAGATGTACGATGGACATCTACGAATTAGACAGCTACCGCCTGTCAGACGCGGTAAAGTTTCACACTGAGCTTAATCCAGCACTTTGGGACGGCAAGACCATGCGCCCCGAAGTGCGCGATGCCCTGCTTAAAATCGCTGATGATTTTAAGACCTTTATGGGCATCGATGATCTGGCCATAGAAGATATCACTGTGAGTGGCTCCAACGCCGCTTTCTCTTATACTCCTCATTCCGACATTGACCTACACTTATTAGTTGATTTCAGCCGGCTCAATCCTGACGATGTTTATCAAGAGCTTTTTAATGCTAAAAAATATCAATACAACGATCAACACGATATAAAAATCAGAGGCTATGACGTTGAGCTCTATGTTCAAGACTCGAACAAACCTGTGCGTAGCCTGGGCGAGTATAGCATCATTGACAATGACTGGAATCGTATTCCTGTTCAGCGCCGGGGCAATCTCGACGAGAAATCCACACAACAAAAATACGAAAAATTAAAGAAACTGATTGAGCTTGCATTATCCACCAATGACCTAGATCGAGTCACACACATCACAGATACCTTGAAGAAATATCGTCAAGCAGGCTTAGACAAGCATGGTGAATTTGGTCCAGAAAATCTTGCTTATAAAATACTGCGTAAACAGGGCTTGATACAAAAGATATTTGATCACAAGGCTGCTCTCGAAGATACCAAACTCAGTCTTGATGAGCGCCGAAAGAAAAAGAAGAAGAAGAAAACATTTAAGTACGGCGCCTTCGGCGGATACTATTATCCAGGCTATCATTATTATGGACAAACCGATGCTGCCACAGATGGCGGTGGTGATGGCGGTGGTGATGGTGGTGGCGGTGAGTCAGTAAAAGAATCCACAGTAAATGTTGAAAAGAAAGCGATTCCATTGGACAAGGTGGTACGTCGTTTTGTACACTTTGCTGCCAAGTATTTGAAATTAAAACAACTTCCCAAAATCAAGTTACGCAAAGGTGAACTCAGCCACGACATCCACTCCATGGGTCACTATGTAGATGATCACAAAACTGTGGAAGTGGAAACCAAAGATCGTCATGTCATGGACATACTGCGTACCTTGGCACATGAGTTGACGCACTATCGTCAGCACGAACGCCTGGGCAAATCAATGCCTGACACAGCAGGTCGCACAGGAAGCCCCTACGAAAATGAAGCCAATACCGAAGCAGGTATTATCATGCGCCATTTTCAAAACAAATATCCTGAGTTCTTTGCCAGCACTGTGAGCGAAGATGGTGACAGCGTGGCCGCACAATATGGTGATCAGACTCCGCCTGGCCCAGAATTCAAACCCACCATGCCCCGAGGCACAGTGCGTGTGGATGTTTCAGATGTGTACGACTGGTATAAACTTGGCAAACACATTGCCAATCTAGATCAAGTTGACCCCAGCGAGTTTGGTAAAGGGCCACCTAGTACCATTGTAAGTTTTGGTGATGAAAATACCGAACACAAGTATATCGACCATTTAAAAAGATTAGGACTTGATACTACAGACATTGACCCTGTGGATCCCAACCAGCCCGCAGGTATGCCACGACAAAAGACTGATCCTACCTACAACGTGGGTGAGACTATTGCCACTCCTGTCAGTAAAGATCGCGATGCTGAACAATACTATCGATTCATAATTGCTAAGGTCAAATTAGGTCGTCCGTTGACTCGACAAGAACAAGACTATGTAAAAATGTATCAGATGTATCGTCAACAGAACTTGTCCGAATTTGCTCCAGGCGGTGGATCAATATCACCTCCGATCAAGCCACCAAAAAATGATGGCGATCGTTGGGAGGACGAAGACGACGATGATAGCTGGCATCCCAGAAAACGCACTGAAGCAGACTTGCACAATCCCTTGGGGGATCAGATACGTGCCTTGTTGAAGAAAAAGGCCAAGATTGTATGGTATCCCTGGGCTGATAGAGAGCAAAATACTCAATACCGCACACAGGCAGTGCTCAGACAGGTTGTTTCTCAACAGATTATTGATGGACGCAACCTGGTCAGGTTTAAGTATAGTTGGCGACCCTGGTATAAAACTGCCAAAGGCATGGAACAAGGTGGCTGGCGCAGTGATCAAACGTTTTTGGCCCCCAACAGTCATCAGTACCTGGGCTTGGTTCCAATGGGCGCTAATACCTATGAACTACAGGATTTGACAAAAAATCCCGACTGGAAAGATCCTCGTACACCAGAAGAAATAGAATGGCAACGGAGATTGGATGATCTAGACGAAGGCCTAGGCAAAGCTCTGGGCACTGCCGCTGTGGCTGGAGCCATGGCCCTGGGATCGCCTGCTGCCAAAGCACAGAGCCCTGCGTATGATCTAGGGCGTGTGATATACAATGCTCCCAAGACCTTTACCAAGGCAGGAGCCGAAGAAGAATTAAAAGGCATAGCAAGAGATCTAGCACGTGGCAATCAAGAAATACGTGTGGGTGGAAAACGCATCTGGGGTGGACCACAAGCACAAGGTGAACGTGTGGCAGCCAACGGCATTGGACGTACACGTGAAGACGCTTATCAAGCCGCACTCAACGCCGCTTACGCAGACGCTAACCGAAGATATGGTCCTATTTCCATAGGCGAATGGCGCCCTGTAGAACATGAAGCCGATGACCTAGGTGGTCAGTTCCGTGCTGTGGTTGTGATACAAGGTCCTGCACCTGTGCGTGAAAATGCATCAGGTTATATTCCCACAAAGAAACAGGCCCGAGATCCAAGATTTAAAACAGCACTCACAGTGGACATCAAACCTGGACAGTTGGGCAAGGAAGCCAATAAATTAGGCTTGCAAACAGACAGTCAAGGTCGTCCTGACTTGTTGATGAAGAACTTGGCCAATGCCCTGAAAGAATTCAAAGAGTCTGGCGAATTTGAACCCATAAACGAAGTAAGGATGAACACCGGCACCTTGGAAGCCTGGGCTCGTAGTCCTGAAGCACAAGGCATACGTGCTGGCTTTGAAGCTGAATTGATCTTCCGTGATACCAAGCGTGACGATGACGAAGGTGATATGGAGCCGGACTATGACTATGATGAACGTGCAGACGATATTGATCATGTCATAGACTTCTTTTCCAACGATGACTGGGGTTATGGTCTAAGTGGTCGCGGTGCTCGAGATCTGCGCGACACACTTTTTGAAGAATTTGTTGAATGGGCAGATGAACAAATTGCAGAGTCTTGGAGCGAAAACGCTGAAGATCAAGTCCGAGACTACATGGAAACCAATGTCTGGAGTGATGACGAAGAACGTGAAAAACGCATTGCTGACAAAATAGATGAACTGTTTCCCGACGATGATTCACAAGCAATATTACAAGCTGGCGAGGATGCACCAAGATTTACAAGAAGCAGTGATCAAACAGCTTATGCCAAACAAAACGAATTGTATCAAAAGTATCAAGAAGCCTCAGATGCCGCACATGAAGATTTTGAAACTGAAGTCATTAGTGAAGTAGAGAGCCAAGGCGAATACTATGACAATGCTCGCGAATACTATTTTGAAATGATGCGAGACTCAGGTGACTACGATGAGCGTGATTTCTTGCGCGATCGCTATGGTTACATGAGCGATATTGCCAACTCAAATACTCTTGACTGGCCTTACTGGACCGGAGGTGGATCCGGAGGTGGAGACCGTGACTGGAGTGAAATTGGCGATAGTCTTCAACAAGCGGTGGGCATGGAAGTCAAAGTCAGCGGAAACTATCACTCAACCACACGCAAAGAAGGTCGCTGGATCATTGAACCCGACGGTAGTTTAGATCCTGATGACGGCGACGACATGGGGCTGGAAATTGTTAGTCCACCTATGCCATTGTTGGAAACCATTGACAAGCTCAAAGACGTAATAGAGTGGGCACAAAACGAAGCTGATGCCTACACCAACTCCAGCACAGGCCTGCACATGGGCATATCTATACCCTATGTGGGCGGAGATGTTGACTATGTTAAATTAGTGCTGTTCATGGGTGACGAGTACATACTGGACAAGTTTGGTCGTGCTTCGAATACCTATGCGGCTTCGGCCATGGGCAAACTCAAACAAAACATACAGGGTGCTAGAAATCGTGGCGACCTCACAGAAGCCAAAACAGATCCAATGGGCGCATTGGAGTTAGTACAGAAGAATCTCATTGAGTTGGCTGCTCGTTATGTTCAGCAAGGTGTGGGTACTAGCAAATACACATCGGCGCACATACAGGATGGCTATATTGAATTCCGATCACCGGGTGGCGATTATCTCTCCATGGAGAGTCGTGGCGAATGGGACGATATCAAAGATACCATGTTGCGTTTTGCTCGTGCCATGTACATTGCCAGCCGTCCAGATCTTGAGCGCCGAGAGTATGCTAAAAAACTCTACAAGTTAATATCACCAGGTGCGCAGAATGACGCACTGAAACTGTTTTCTGAATACTCAGCAGGTACCATTGACAAAGAACAACTCAAGAAACAGTGGGCTGATACTGTACTACAAAAAGAAATACCTACCACTGGCAAACAAGAATACGAAGTCTACGACATGGCTAATAAAAATAGTCCTGATGGAATCATTGATACATTTTATGCTCGTGACTACGATACTGCATACGATCAATATACCAGAAAATACAGCAACGACCCACGTCAGTTGGATGTGCGGTTAAAACAACCTTGGTTTGATGTCATGGATAGCTACGGTGACATCATACTGACTGTTAGAGCTGGTGACATTGATCGTGCCAAAGAAAAGGTCCAGGCCGAATACGGAGATCGACTTTCTGACGATTACGAGGTATATCGCAGACCCGACAACACTCCTGAGCCAGAGAAAAAGTTAAGTGCTCGCGCTCAAATGGCCAAGCGCATCAAAGAACCCAAACAAAAAAGCAATTGGGATGTTGTTTACAAACCCACAGGTCGTGTGATTGATAGTATACTGCGTGTTGATCAAGATCAAGCACAAAAACTATTAGCCCGAGTGGCTGTACTTCACGACTTTGAGAATGCTGACGATTTAGAAATTCAACCACAGGATGTCAAGCGAGCCGCAGACAATGCTCAAGACTCTCGAGATTTAAAAGCTAGAATAGGTGAACCGCAACCTGCAGGAGGAATAGGTGATTGGTCTGCAGAGCTTCGACGCCATGTGCAAGACATTGAACCAGATGTTGCACAAAACTTCCCTCAATCCAGTGGTGCACCATTTGGTAATCAATTTTCTGGGCAGTGGCAAGTTGTAGATGGTGCTGGCCGTGAACTGTATAGATTCAGTGGAGCGGGCAACAATCAAGGTGATGCCAACAGGATAGCATCAATGTGGGCCAGAGAAAACAACTACTCTGGTGCCTTGGATGTATTACCGGTGATGATATGAGATTTTACGAAATAGCCCGCATACCACAAGGTGACTTTGGTGACAAAGACACATTGAGACAACCTGACTATAAAATAAAGAAAAAACCTTTGCCAGGCGGCAGTGGCTATACCTATGCTGTAAACAAAAAAGATCCTGAATTTATGGAAATCATGATCTTTGACGGTGACACCCTGGTTGCGGAACTGGATCTTGGCGCAACTCTTGATCCATTGAAAACCTGGCAAGTGGAAACTGTGGCCACAGATCCTGACTATCGTGGTCGAGGATTGGGCAAGGCTCTGTATGGTATTGCTCTCAACATACTCAAACTTACATTGGAAGCTGGAGACACACAAACCAAGCACGGACAAGCCATGTGGCTTATGTTAAACTCCATACCAGGAGTAGAAGTCAAAGGCTATACCATGGAACGCACTCCAGAATATCGTCCACGGCCTGGAGACAACGTAGTAGATCAAAACAAAACTTGGACTCGTTTTACATTTCCTGTAGAACCTGGTAGCCGAAGCATGCGTAGCACTCGACGTGGCACTGGTGTGTATTCAAGTGCTCGCACCACAATGATAGCACGGTGGATGGGATCATGAGAGCCCAAGAGTTTGTAACTGAAGTCATAACTCCTGTCACCCCCATTGTGCCGCCTACTACTAAAAGGCCCAGTCTTGCTCGCCACCCAGGCATGCTGAGAAAAGATGATCCATCACCACAGGACTTAGAAACAGATTTAAAAGTACGTGGGCGTGATCCAGTAGACATCAATGCCATGTTGCGTCAAATTGACTTTGCCAAGAAAAAAGGACTTACAGAAATCAACGCTGATGACGAACTCACAGTCAGCCAACACATTGAAGACTACTTTTTCAAACGTGGGTATCAGTTTGCTGGCGAAGGCCGCGATCAGATGGCATTTGTCAGTCCTAGGAACACAGTGGTCAAAGTGCTGGGCATTGGTGATCCTGAACGTGAAAAGATTGTTCGAGATTATGTAGCGTTTTTCCTACGCAATCAGCGCAATCCCTACTATCCTCGTATCTACAACACAGGTGAATTCTCTCTCAACGGTGAAACTTATTTTGTGTATGAAATGGAATATCTGGACTATGTGGCCAATGAAGAAGCCACATTGGAATACCTTGAAGATTTGATGAACGCGGCGGCACGTGGATATGCTGATGCTTATCAACAGAATAACCCAATGCCTCCTGAGTTGGATGACGACGAAGTCCAAGGGTTGCTCATGGCCACTGAAGATCTCATTGACGCCTTGGGCGGTCATGCACCGTTAGATTTGAGCAACATAGAAAACCTGCGCCGTAGAAGCGATGGTCATTTAGTTATAATGGATCCTTTTAGTTTATGAGAGCACATGAATTTGTAACGGAAAACTTTGCCGACGGTCGGGTCAAAGGAAAAAGTCGCCCAGGCCGTGTAAAACGTGCAGGTGCCAGTTGCTCGGGCAGTGTAACTGATCTACGTCGACGTGCTAAAAATGCTTCTGGCGAACGTGCCAAGATGTACCATTGGTGTGCCAATATGAAATCGGGGCGAAAGAAATGAGAGCCCAGGAATTCCTATTAGAATACAGCCGTGACATAACCAAGCAACGCCTGGGAACTCAAGTGCTGAACACATTCCGTAGAGAAGGGCCGGGCCGCATACGCAGAGTACTGGGTCGTGATCTTGGCCCACAAGACAGCGACGATGATACTATAGAAGCTTTGATCCGCATGTTGGAACTGGCAGACCCTTCACCCAACAAACAGTACATGCCTTGGTTGGCTCGTACCTACATCAAAGGTGAAACATTTCTTGAAGATGTACTCACACAGGTGCGTGAATATTTGGAAAAGTTCTATGTATTAACTCGCAGAAAAAAAATACCAGCACCCAGAAATGATATCTTGGGCTACAGTAACTTTGGTGACTTCATGAGTGTGATGGATGAATATCCAGATCCCGAAGCACCTGAGTTAAAAGACAAAGGACAGGCTGAAGAAATATATCAGGATCAGCAAGTTCGAGTGATCATGCCCTACGATCAAGCCGCGGCCTGTTACTATGGGCAAGGCACACGCTGGTGTACAGCGGCAACCAAAGGCAAGAACTATTTCAACAACTATGCTGAAAACACACCCCTGCTGATAGTTGTACCGCAACAACCTCAACATCCAGGTGAAAAGTATCAGCTGTGGTTTGACTACAGCATTGGCGATCTGCCTGTGTACAATGACAGTGATTATTTGGAAATATATCACGATCGTGGTGAAGACTATATCATCAACAACGAACAAACAGGTCAGTTCATGAACGAAAAAGATCAGGCAGTGAGCTTGAAAAGTTTGAAAGCCAGATTTGGCAGTAGTTTCGATCACATGATTGACGCTTACTTGGCCAAGTTCCCGGACGAAACATATCGCGTTCAAAAGAACTTTGAGACAAACTAATAAGTAATACATTATGCGAGCAAAAGAACTCACAGGACACCGTTGGTTGGCTAAAATTACCATCAGCAATCCCAACTACACAGGTAGGATTGAAGTGTCAGTGTATGCTCACAATCAAGCAGAAGCACGCCAGTTATTGAAAGCACAGTATGGTATAGAAGATCATCACATTGGTGCCATCAGGAGAGTGCGTTGAAAGCTCAAGAATTTGTCACTGAAGATCTCAACGCAGGTGGATTCCGCATACGTGTGAGTCCGCACTTGGACAATCGTGCTGAAAAGCGTGGAATCTCTATGCCCATAATCGTAGGCATACTCAACAGATTAGATCGTGCTCGCAGACACATCAAAGAGTTGGAACCTAACACACAGTTCAATGTTTTTGACAGTCACCACAACATACATCTTGGCATGATGAGGTCGGCCTTTGATCCCAACAAGCTGTTGTTGAATACTGTGTATCACAACGAAAACTACCACGGGCGCAATCCTGTGTTACGGGTGCGCTAATGAGATCCCACGAGTTTATTGACGAATACAAGATCAACAACCAATCAGGCATTGGTAGTGTTCCCAAGAATCAAGAAATTGACTACTTTGGACTGCGAGTAGCCATGCGTCCCAGTACTTTCTTAAAGTTGGCATTGCCCATGCCCAATACTCCACAAGATCAAGAAGCTGTAGAATATGTCAAACAACACAAAGATACAGAAGGCATTGGCGCACCGTTCTTGGAAATAGACATACCCGAGGGCTGGGAATCAAACAATTTATCTAAACCAGCTAGAGTAGTTGGGCATGATGGCCGCCATAGAATGATGGCCATACTGCAAAGCGAAGGTGACGATCCTGTGGAAGTACATTTATTTCCTTTGGGACTACGTCGACGCCATTTTGATGCAAATCCAGAATGGGCACAACACCTTAATCAAGTCATTGTTGGACAGCGTGGTAACACTGTTCAAGGTCCTATTTTTCAGGAGTCTGGCATGAACGAAACACTTGTATCCTATCTCAATACCGTGGAAGATTTTACCGGAGCTGCCAAGCCCGGTAGCCGCCCAGGTAGCATCAAACGCAAAGCCGCTGCCTATTTGGGCAAGGGTTCTGGAGAAAAGTTAAGTCAAACAGATCTAAAGCGCCTGCGAGCCAAAGCCAACAAAATGAAAAAATCAGGCAACAAAGCTGAACGCCAACGTGGTATACAACTCAGTAGGCAAGCCAGCTGGTACGACAACTTTCATAAATGACACAATTACGCATGCGGTAAATATCTGTATGCGTAAACATTTTGTAAAAGTAAACCTAGACCTTTTTTGTGATTGGAAAAAGGTGCCCCCAGTTTATCGATTATATGTGAATCATGAGCTATTCACAGAGCGTACCTATATCTGGGGCGGTACACAGTATCTTGAAGAAAATATATCTCTAGATGCGCCACCAGGAAAATACACTATAAGAGTAGATAATCTTGGCGATCCAGACTGTCAATTTAAAATACGCAACTTAAAAGTATCCAATGGCCCTGCACAAGTCATTGACTCAAAAACCTTTGAGATCGTCAATGAGAGCGCATGAATTTATAGCAGAAACCACGGTTAGCGGCGGCATAGCCACTGTTGCCATGCCCATGGGTGCTGTGTTGTCAAGAACCCAGCCTATAGTGCCTGCGGATAAATATAAAAAGAATTCTAGAAAGAAGAAACCCAATGCTGTCAGACGATTTGAAAACTCTATTAGCCAGTAATTTTGCTTATTACTTAAAAGCACAGATGTTCCACTGGAATGTGGAAGGTCCAGACTTTGCTCAATTGCACGAATTTTTTGCTGAAATCTATGCAGATGCATATGGTGCTGTAGACAAGATTGCTGAGTACATTCGCACCTTGGAAGACTATGCACCAGGCAGCCTAGAGCGTTTCAATGAACTCAGTCAAATTCCTGGACAGACAAAGATTCCACGTGCTCGACTAATGTTAGAAGAATTATTGGCAGATACAGAAACAATGAAGAGCATTGTGATGCAAGTATTTCAAGTCGCACAGGCCGAAGGACGTGAGGACATTGCCAACTTCATGGCAGAACGTCAAGACAGTCATGGCAAGTATGCATGGCAACTCAAGAGTTTCTTAAAAGACGCAAGAGCATAATCATGGCAGACCTACGCAAGATACTTGAATCGTTCAATCGCATAGAAAGCATTGACGCCGCACAAAAAAGCGTCAAGCAATTACCTGCGTTGTTTAAGCCTCGTAACACGTCACCACAGTTGTCAGGCCCATATCCTGGCAAGAACGCCACACAAGGTTATTTGGTTGGCGAAGGGGACGAAACAGGTTGGGGTAGCGAAGTAGGTGACACTGGAGCAGATGAGACTCCTGATGGTGTGGATCCAGATACCAAATCATTTTTGGAAAGCGAAGATAATGACAACCCAGTAGAACGTGCTATCTTGCATCGTATCATGATGCAACACACCAGTTTGTTGGGCCGTTATGGTCCACAGGCAGTGATGGATGCCGCACGTGATGTTGCTGAGTTTGTGGGCGATGTAGACGAAATTGGCAGCAGTGATGTATCAGCCTATGTGCGCAGTGTTGAACAAATACTGGCCGGTTCAAGTTTGTCGGAAGCCAAGGCCACTGAGGATGTCATCTCCACTGTAAAAAAGAAACTGGGCGACTATCTATCTGATCTATCAAAAGAAATCAAATCAGACTCTGATCTCAAAGACAAAGTACCGCAGGACATTGACAAGATCACTTCTGCTGTGAAAACCATCGTCACTGATGATGGTAAAGAAATCAAGATACACGGAAACGAAGATGATGGTTTCCGTATTACCATAAAGAATAAACCGCATTCAGCAAAGTTTGAAAGCCTGGATCATGCTGTGATGGCCTGTGAGATGTATCTCAACAGACGTCGTATGCGTACAACACAAAACGAAGATTACTTGGAAGAACAATAATGAATTTACTGAACTTGATCGAAGATACTACCACAGGCTACGATAATTTACGAGCCTTGATGCAGGCCTCCCAATCAGGACAGGATGCTGTACTCAACATTGGCGGTGAAACAATCACTCTAGATCCAATGGAAACACGTTGGATATTTGCCAAGTACAAAGCATTTAACAAAGCAGGTCGTCAGGAAGAGTTCTTGAATCATCTTGCAGATCCTGTGAAGTTTGATCAGCACATGAAACAACTGCGTCAACTCATTGACAAACAAAAGAATTTCCAAGGTAGTATTCCTGGCGAACGTGGTGTCACAGGTGATACCATGCCCGGACAGATGGAAGAAGATCAAGCTGTAGAAGAGATCGCCATGGCCAATCCAGATCGTCCTACTACACAAACAGCAGGCAAGATCAATTGGGAACGCATGATCAAAGACTACATGGAAAACAAGCCCTACAGTGAATTCGAATTTGCTGGCGATCGCCCTCTTACTCTTTATCGTTCGCAGATCTATGCTATATTAAAAGACTTTGGCCGTATGAAGCCACAGCAAAAAGTCAACATCATTCTTAATACATTTGGTGACAAGTTGGCCATGGTTGACTACATTGACAAATTGCGTGCCAAAGGTATGATGCCTAAGAAAGTTCCTGCCTATGTTGCACCAGGCACAGAACCTGTTCCTCCAGGCCAGATGGATCTGCCTGGCATGGGCACTCCCAAAATCAAAGAAGCTGAAGCTCAAAAAAAAAATTCTGAAATAACAGAATTAGATCGTAAGAGCATGGTAAATCCCCGAGTGGCCAGAGCTTTCCAGCTGGCCCGTGCTCGTCAAAGTGCGGCCGGCAGTGACATTGAAGCCTTTGTACAGGACGAATTAGAAAAATCGCAGGCCGCACAAGCTGAAATTGATCAACTACGCAAAGACAACGATTCTCAAGATCAACAGATGCAACAGTTGGCCGCTGTGGTGCAACAACAAGATCAAGAAATACAACAACTCAAACAACAACCAGAACCAGTGGTAGCCAAAACTGCTCCTGAAGTTCCGGCCAAGCCTGCTGTGAAACCTGAAGAACCGCAAGCAACACAACCAAAGGCCGCAGAGAAACCCGCAGAACCAGAAGTTGCTACTCAACCACAGCAACAACCAACAGACGTGGCACAGCCTGCTCCTGAGAAGAAAAAGAAACCAGCAGTTCGTAAGAAAGCCGCTCCCAAGAAAACCGCTCCCAAGAAAATCGCTGAACCAACTGTGATACAGGCACCACCGTATGTGGAAATACCCAAGGATGATGGAAAAGTGATTCCTATCAGTCGTGCTCGAAAGAAAAAATCAGATGCCGCAGTGGACCCAATGGCAGCCGCACTGCAAGGAGTAGACATGGGAGATTTTGGCAAAGCAGTTGGTATGAACGAAAGCAATGAAGAATTACACATTGGTGATCCTGTGATCATTGGTGGCAACGTAGAGCATGCTGGCAAGACTGGTGATGTCTCAGGCTTTGGCCGTGACAAGCACTTTGTCATAGTGGATCTCTACAATTTTGGTAAACATGCGTTTCATGCTTCCAATGTCAAATACAATGACTATGCTGATGAGGAAGACTATGTTGAAGAAGGTCGTTTCAAAGACCTAGACATTGAACAGCAATGGAAAGCGGGTCAGCAGGCTTCACAAAATTTCAAACGCAGAGAACAATCAGCTGGGGAAGAAGAACCAGTGGGCGACTTCCGTGTGGTACGTCGCAAGGATGGTATTGTCAGTGATCTCAAACAGCACCACAGTTCCAACAAAGCCTTTGCTCATGCACAAGCTCTAAAGAAGAAATATCCTTCCATGGAAATTGGTGTACGCTGGCCCACAGGTACTATTAACTGGACTGGTATCGCACGTGAAAATCAACGCATGGACAAGTTCAACATTGCACAACCCACACCAGGCGGTAGCAATAAACAACGTGAAGAGTTTTTAAATGCACGTGATCGACTATTCCGTCAGATGGCCAATGCTTCTCCTGGTGAGAAAGAAGCCATCCGTTTGAAGATTGCTGAGTTAGAAGGCCGCGCACAAAGCCAAGGTATCAAGATACGTGAAACTGAAGATTTAAATCGTTCAGGATACAATGCCATCACGACTGTGAGCGACTGGGCAGAAAAAATGCGTGTGATGCGTGAACTACAAAAAGACATCGCGCTGATGAGTGATCCAGAAGCCAAGGCCGCGATACAACAACGTATTGGCGATTTGCTCAAAGTTGGTATCAAGCAAGGCTACATCAAAGAAGCACTCAATGACAAGGCCATGTCAGTGTTGCGCAGTCTACAACAACCTGCACAGCCAGCGCCGGCCGCAGTTGATCTCAATACACCTGCTGGACCACGTCGTGGTCGTCCATCAAATGCTCAACGTACTCAACGTCATGAAGAATTTCTAAGTCTTAGACGTCACATAGCATTGTTGGATGAGTTAATCCAGATGAAAGAACAGATCGACAAGCTGTTCTTAAAGGCACAGAATGTGCGTGGCGGTATCTACCCTGGCCTGCAAGCAGATATTGAAATGGAAGAACTGTATCCTGTGCCAGAAACAGATCGTCAATTCCAAGATCTCAAAGACAAATACACCAAAGACTTGGCAGCACTGCAAAAGTTCTTGGCCATGAAGAAGGCCGTGTATCGTGAAGACGAAGATTCAATGTTAGGTGAAAGCACTGCCTTGGTGCGCTTGAAACAAGCACGTCAAGCACTGAGTCAGCAAGGTGTGGCGGAAGGTCAAACTGATTATCAAAAGCGTCGTGCTCGTGAACGTGATGTAGATGCCGGCAAACCAGTTGCACGTCAACCAAAGAATCCACAAACCGACTATGCTAAGAAAAGAGCCAAAGATCGTCGTGACATAGAACTGGGCGAAGACCAGTTGGATGAAAAACAAGACGCTTGCTACAATAAAGTTAAATCACGTTACAAAGTTTGGCCCAGTGCCTATGCTTCAGGTGCTTTAGTACAGTGTCGTAAAAAAGGTGCTGACAACTGGGGCAATGGCGGTAAGAAAAAATGAGATATCAAGAAATCCTCGAAGCTTGCTGGACTGGATATCGTCAAGCAGGCATGAAGAAAAAAGGTGACCGCATGGTGCCTAACTGTGTGCCTGTGAGCGAACAGCAAATGGAAGAGGATCTCAAGAAGTGGTTCAAGGAAAAATGGGTACGCTTTGGGCCCGATGGCAAGATTCGTGGCGACTGTGCCCGTGGCGATGATTCGGAAGGTAAACCCAAGTGTTTGCCAAGATCCAAGGCCTATGCACTGGGCAAAAAGAAACGTGCATCAGCCGCGGCCAAGAAGCGTAGAGAAGATCCCAATCCCGAACGCCGAGGCCCAGCTAAGAACGTAGCTACCCGGGTGCGTGAAGACGAGGTCAAGGATTTAGAAAAGGTTTTAAAAAATCCCACCAGTTACGATGCCATTGATCACATGATGCAGTCCATCGCTAAAAAATCAAAAATAACTGCCAAACAGCTACATGATCGTTTTGTAGCCAAGCACAACAAGACTCCAGATGACTGGATCAAAAACAAAGGAGCATGAAATGAGAACATATAACTTTACTGTAGAAGGACAAGCATTTACAATAATAGCAGAGAACTTCAATGCCGCGTTGGACAAACTCAAGCAGTTATTAAAAACTTAATCAAAGGAAAACAATGAAACAATTATTAGCAATAGTAGCATTCATAATGCTGTCAACCCCTGTGTTGGCTCAATTGCCCACTGCTGGTATTACACTCTGTGATGGCGAATATGCGCTGTGTGCCGCCAGCACTTGCAAACCAGTCATGAACAAAGATGGAACACCAAAAATGATCACTGGCAACAATGGTGTGCCATATCCTGAAGTAGAATGCCGTTGCCCCATACTCAAAGGCCATGCTATTGCTGATACCTCAGCTGGCAATATGAAAGGTTCATGTGCGCCTACTAGTGATAAAAATGTTTGGAGTTTGTTTGCTCCCAAACTGTTTTACCCACAAGAAGCCAGCAACTTTAGTTCATTACCATGGAAACAAAAAGCCACTGTACAAAAGTGTGATGCCAGTTTGAATCTTGGCGCCAAGTCCAGCAACTGTTTCAGTTGGAACTGTGTCAAAGGTGCTGATGGCATTGCTGTGTGTTCATGCCCATCGGGACAAGTTCCGGCAGCTACATCATTCTTGACCGAAGCTGGTCAGGGTAACCCAGAAGCTTGTTATCAATACCCTGTAAGTTTACCTCTCAAAGCACAAGACCGTGCTGAAGCTAAATCAACAAAATGAGAAACTATATCAACTTGTTAGAAGCTCTAGAAAAAGGCTGTCCACCAGCCACGCAGAGCATTGATCTCAATCTCAAGAATCGTCAAAAGGCCATAGATGAATATCACTATGGTCCGCTAAATCCCAACGAGCCCAATGAAGAATACTGGGCTGAACTGGCCGACCGTTGGAACACCAACGATATTGAATCAGTAAAGAACAACCGCTGTGGCAACTGTGCGGCCTTTGATATGAGTCCTGACATGCTGGATTGTATAGCCAGGGGCATTGGCAGTGAACCAGGGTCAGATCCACATGACACCATAGATGCTGGCGATCTAGGATATTGCAAGTTTCTAAAATTTAAGTGTGCAGCCAAGCGCACCTGCGATGCTTGGGTCGAAGGTGGACCGGTGACCAAATGAGAGCTGAAGAATTCATCTCAGAAAAATGGAGCCGGAAATACAAACGCTCTATAGATTGCTCTAACCCCAAAGGTTTCAGCCAACGTGCTCATTGCCAAGGTCGCAAGAAGAACGAAGACTTAAATGAGTTTGCACCCGGAGGCGGCAGTGATTCTGGAGACTATTTTAGAACTCTAGCATCAGCTTGGTACAACGGTGTGTATGATACTGGCAACTTGCAAAAAGGTATCAAGAGTCAAGAAGACATAGAACGATTGTTACAACGTGGCATTGTTTGTCCTGACGGTGTCACACGCAGGTTTAACATTGGCTACAATGGCACATTCGATGGTGTGGAAATCTACAGCGATGACTACTATGAACACGGTGACGAATCAGGTGAACTAGATAGTCGTACAGGCAAACCCTGGGGCCCATATGACCACATGGAGTTTGGGGATGACGAACTAGATGAAAGTCTTACAGAAGAACAGCTAAACGAGCTGATGTTCAAAGGCAGTCAATGCACCAAAGACTGTTCAGGGCATCGTGCAGGCTACGAGTGGAGTGCTCGCAAAGGTAATCGTACTGCTAACTCCTGGAGCCAGAGTTTCAACAACGGTGCAGCCATACGCAATGCAGGAAGATAACATGAACGAATATCCAGTGTATCCAGAAGACGATGGTTATGATCGTCATCGCAACCCTTACTCACCAGTATGAGATTGAACGAAATACAATTGGGTCGTAGTGTTACCTACAATTTCTACGATATCTATTCCTTGGTCAAACAGCGAGAAGGCCGTCCTGGCTTGACCATACGTCTGCGCAATGACCGTCCAGCAGAAACAAAGAAGTCGGGCATCTATGTTTGGAAACATCCTGACTGGGGCTACTTCTATGTGGGCATTGCCGCCGCTGACAACTTCACAGCACGTTGGCACAAACACATCCAGAAGTTATTGGATCAATGTACTTCGGCTGCACAGATGCACAACTGGAAACAGTTTGCCGATCGATTTGCCGCGGCTGGGTATGGTATCAATGATTTAAAAGATGTACAACTACGTTTCTATCCCATAACCACTGTGGCACAACACGGTAATCAGGCACAGTTGAAACAAGAACTCAAGGCCATAGAAGACCGACTCACTGCCTGGCTCAATCCTGCCTGCAACTATCAGCATGATCCCACCCGACCCAGTGCCACTAGGTATCCTACACCAAGAAATGCTACGCCTGACCAACAATAAGTTTGACCCAGATGGGTATTGGCATTCAGCCACTGACTCTATGCTGTTTGTGCCATTGGTCGAAGACTTTGCACTGTTTGATCAAAATGGATTTGATCTTTGTCCGTTGGAAAAGAGATTTGCCAACTGCAATAAAACCAAATTCTTCAATCATAGAGAACATCGGCATGCTATCAAGACACCTTGGTTTGAACAAGGCCATCGCATAGAAGGTGCTGTGTTGAATCACAGCTATCTATTTGAACGCAAGGGATATGCCGATCGGGCGCGAGAACAACTTCTACAGTGGAGTGAGCAAATGCCCTTGTGCCACAAGCTCATACAGTTAAGGCCAAAATGGGGACTAGACTTTTCTATAGACTGGGTGGATCGTGAAGGCAATGCGTTTGAAGTTCTACATTGGGAATACGACGGTTTTGATTTTGTAGAAGTGGATGCAGTTCGACAAAAGATGGAACAAAAAATAAACAGTATCAATTGGCAACAGGCCGGTCGAGATATACTGAAGCACAAAGACCAATGGCATCATTTGGATTTCTTTGCACAGAGTGATTGGAAATGCAATTACTTTGGCATACCCCAAGAAAGATTCAAAATGGTGGCATGGGCATGAACACACCTTAGGACCGCTATGGTGCGTGGCCGGCTGCTGGCCTGACTGAAAAGGATTCGCTACCCGTTAGTAAGTCAAAAGTGAGCATCTTTACCAAAACTGTTTGACTTTCCAAAAGATCTGTTATATAATAGCTGAACAAGGAGATTTTTAAACATGGACAATCGAGTTTTTTCAGGCGAACAAAAAGCCAAACTTACACAGATCATCAACGAAGGCATGCAGGTCATGCACGAGATCGAAACACTCAATGGTGGACTCAGTGACACTATCAAGGCTGTGGCAGAAGAAATGGATATCAAACCCAACATTCTCAAAAAAGCCATCAAGTTGGCACACAAGGCTGAATTTGGTCGCGAGCAACAAGACCATGCTTTGTTGGAAACAATTTTGACCACTGTCGGCAAAACTCTATAATTACTGTTATCACAACAGCGCCTCGCCCACGACACGGGCATGAAGAACGGCATGAGTGGGCCATAAGCCACCTGGAGAAAAATGAGTTACGTAGACGCACTATTTGATCGTGAACACGATCGCATTCATGTAGTAGAACGCCGGAATGGTCTTCGCGAGTATCGCGAGTACCCAGCCACATACGTGTTCTACTATGATGATCCTCGAGGCAAGTTCCGTAGTATCTACGGCAACCCTGTTTCAAGATTTTCCACCCGCAACAACAAAGAGTTCCGCAAAGAACTACGCATACAATCAGGCAAAGGTATCTATGAGTCGGATATCAATCCTGTGTTTCGATGCTTTGAAGACAACTACAAAGGCCAGGATGCACCTCGACTGCAAACATGTTTCTTTGACATTGAGGTAGACTTTGACCCCGAGCGTGGATTCTCCAAGCCTGACGATCCATTCAACCCTATCACTGCTATATCTCTGTATCTTGATTGGTTGGACCAGTTGGTTACCTTGGTAATTCCTCCCAAGTCAATGAGCGCAGAAACTGCCAAAGAGATCGCTGGCCAGTTTGAAAATACCATGCTGTTTGATCGTGAAGAGGACATGTTGAACACGTTCTTGGATCTCATCGACGATGCAGATGTGTTGAGTGGCTGGAACTCAGAGGGCTTTGATATACCGTATACAGTACAACGTATCACTCGTGTACTCAGCAAAGACGACACACGTCGCATGTGTTTGTGGAATCAATTTCCCAAGCAACGCACCTTTGAACGCTTTGGTGCAGAAAACTTGACCTTTGACTTGATTGGTCGAGTACACATGGACTATATGCAACTTTATAGGAAATACACATATGAAGAACGTCATTCCTACTCGCTGGATGCCATCGGCGATCATGAGCTTGGAGAGAGAAAAACTCAGTTTGAGGGAACGCTGGATCAGCTATACAATCAAAACTTCAAGACATTCATCGACTACAACAGGCAGGACACCATGTTGCTTGCCCGCTTGGACAAAAAGTTACGATTTCTAGACCTTGCCAACGAACTAGCACATGCCAACACTGTGTTGTTGCAAACAACCATGGGTGCTGTGGCTGTAACTGAACAGGCCATCATCAATGAAGCCCACGAACGTGGACTAGTAGTTCCCAACCGCAAAGAGAGACTCACAGATGAAGATACACAAGCCGCAGGTGCCTATGTTGCTTATCCCAAAAAAGGCATCCACGAATGGGTCGGTGCCATTGACATCAACTCGCTGTATCCCTCGGCTATTAGAGCCCTTAACATGGCGCCAGAAACCATTATCGGACAACTCCGGCCAACAATGACTGATAGGTATATCCGGGACAAAATGAACTCTGGGTCCAGCTTTGCGGCGGCCTGGGAAGGTTTGTTTGGAAGCCTTGAATACACAGCAGTGATGGAACAACAACGTGGCACAGAGATCACCATAGACTGGCAGGATGGAGAAGAAACTGTACACTCTGCTCCAGAAGTATGGAAGATGATCTTTGATAGCAATCAGCCTTGGATCCTGTCGGCCAATGGCACAATCTTTACCTTTGAAAGTGAAGGTGTTATTCCCGGCTTGCTGGCACGTTGGTATAGAGAACGCAAAGAACTACAGGCCAAACTAAAAGAATCTACAGATAAAGCAGAGCAAGAGTTTTGGGACAAGCGTCAGTTGGTCAAGAAGATTAACTTGAATTCACTGTATGGTGCCATCTTGAACCCTGGTTGTAGATTCTTTGACAAACGCATTGGACAATCAACCACGCTGACAGGACGTGCCATTGCCTATCACATGGATGCCTATGTCAACGAATGTATCACTGGCAAGTATGATCACGTAGGCGAAGCTATCATCTATGGTGACACAGATTCTGTATACTTTAGTGCCTGGCCAGTATTGTCTAAAGAAGTCAAAGAAGGTCGCATGGAATGGTCAAAAGAAATGTGCGTACAACTCTACGACAGTATTGCTGATCAAGTCAACGATAGTTTTCCAGGCTTCATGGAGCGAGCATTTCATTGCCCTAGAGAAATGGGTTCAATTATCAAAGGCGGTCGTGAACTTGTAGCAGGTCGCAGTTTATTCATTACCAAGAAACGTTATGCCGTCAATATCTATGACAAAGAAGGCAAGCGCAAGGACGTTGATGGAAAAACAGGATCAATCAAAGCCATGGGCTTGGATTTAAAGAGATCCGATACACCCAAAGTCATTCAAGACTTTTTGTGGGACTTGTTAGAGCGTGTGCTCAACGGTAGTCAACGAGATGAGATCATTGAAATTATACGCAAATTCAAATACGAATTTACCGAGCGGCCAGGTTGGGAGAAGGGTAGTCCCAAACGTGTAAACAATCTCACTCAGTATCAAAAGAAAGAAGAACGTGAAGGTCGTGCCAACATGCCTGGACATGTGCGAGCAGCCATGAACTGGAACAACATGCGTCGGATGAACAGCGATAACTATTCATTGCAAATCGTTGATGGTATGAAGACCATTGTATGCAAACTCAAGAGCAATGCCCTGGGATGGACTTCAATTGGCTACCCCACAGATGAGATGCACTTGCCGCAATGGTTTAAAGAATTGCCATTTGACGATGCAGAAATGGAAGCCACTGTGGTAGATCAAAAGATCAACAACTTGTTGGGAGTGTTAGAATGGGATCTAGGATCAGCTACCAACACAACAAACACTTTCCAATCATTGTTTACATTTGAATGAAACTCAGCCGACTAATCACCTATAAGTTCATGGTTGACAATCTCAGTGTCAAGCATGTCTACGATGAAATTGAAAGCCTACTACAACATGTAATCACTGACCTTGATGTGCAAAATATAGATTTTGACAACATCAAGACCGCTATGAAGGACAATAAAAAATTAGCATTAGACACACTCGACACCATTGATCAGGACATACAGCGATTTAAACAAGCTCTGGATGGCTTTGTTAAAAGTGTAGAGGAACCATACTATGCTAAAAGTCAAACAGTTTATCAAGAAGGCGTCAACGACTCTGCTGACTATATTTTAGATAGACACAACTTTAAGAAACTTTTATATCAACAAGAAACACTGGACTTCTTCTCTGGCAGGATTAGAGATCTTGGGCATTGGAAATGGCCAGCCATGGAAATAAGACCGGCATACGGTGATATTTCTCAACATCTCACTGCGTGTGATCCATTGTACCTGGTAGACACTGATCCAGAATTATTTAAAAATGTCAAGAAGATGTGGACCCCGGAATATCAAACTCGGGTAAGATACTACACTGTCAAAGAAAATGAGAAACGTATATTTCATCAACTTCCACAACATCAATTTGGATTGATTGTGGCTGTGGATTTTTTTAACTTCCGTCCTCTGGAGTTGATTGAACGGTATCTCAAAGAAATACATCTATTGCTTAGACCCGGAGGTATGGTGATATTCACTTACAATAATTGCGATTATCCAATAGGGGTTGACAATTTTGAAAATTCGTATTATTGTTATACACCAGGCAAACGTGTCAAGGCCATGGCTGAAAAAATTGGTTTTAGAATAGCATCAAGTTTTGATTTGGAAAATAATGTAAGTTGGTTGGAGTTACAGAAGTCCGGAACTAAAACCAGTTTACGAGGCGGGCAAACACTAGGCAGAATATCAAGCATTTAATAGGAGAAAACGATGAGAGATAATTTATTAGATTTAGTAGAACACACTTATGATCTTGGGTGTATTGAATTGATCAAGATCACAGGCACAGACAAAGAGACCACCATTGATGGTGTAGCCACAGACAAGAGCGTGGTATTGCAGGCCAAGTTTGCCACGCCAGTGGCAGACTTCATTGGCACATTTGGTATGCCAAATCTTGGCAAGCTCAAAATCTTGTTAAACTTACAAGAGTACAAAGAAGATGCACAAATCACAGTGACCCGGCAAAACCGCAACGGTGTTGATAGTCCAGTGGGCTTACACTTTGAAAACAAGGTCGGCGACTTCAAGAACGACTATCGTTTCATGGTGTCAGAAGTTGTTGCAGAACAGCTCAAACAATTTAAAATGAAACCGGTGCCATGGGCAGTGGAGTTTGAGCCCACAGTGGCCGCTATTCAACGTCTCAAGATGCAGGCACAGGCCAACGCAGAGACTCCAAACTTCATGGCCAAGACAGAAAACGGCGACTTGAAGTTTTTCTTTGGCGATCATAGCACACACGCAGGTGACTTTGTGTTTCAACCAGGCGTATCAGGTAAACTTACCCGCCCTTGGTTATGGCCAGTGTCACAGTTTATTTCTATCATGAATCTCACAGGAGACAAAACTGTGCGTATCAGTGATGATGGTGCTACAAAGATCACAGTTGACAGCGGTATTGCTGTTTATGATTATATCCTTCCAGCACTCAGCAAGTGATTAGAGATGTAGTACGATACAAAGCACCTCCGGTTTGGGGAGTGCTTTGCATTGACGTTTGGCAGGATGACACCAACAATGAGTTTTATCAAAATGCTCTGACTCAATTGGCTCAATATCCCATTGCTGGTGTAGTAAACTGTACAACCAATATAGTCATTGACTATTCAGATAAAAGCATTTATAATACACTTAAGAACTATCATTGGGCCGCTGATACTATCAACAGTCAGGTCAATGATAATGCCCTGTTTGATTTGATTAAAAATGCCGGTGAGTGTCACACAACTCGACTCATACATGACAAATTATTTGATCAACAAACGGTGCACCTAAGTAGAAGAGAAACTTTTATACATCAAGGGCATTACTATTGGCCAGAAGTACAAGATTGGATTATTTTAGGAAGTGCGTGGGGCAAATGTGTTCACTATGGACCGTTGGGTGTGAATACCTTGGTAGAAATACCCAATCATAGATTTCATATTTTCCCTGACTGGAGCATACAAACTGAGGACAAGCAACCGCCAACTACTCAACAAGTACACGATGATTTTTTTGTGTGGGCTCCTATAGACCACGGCGGATACAGATTGATAACACGAGCAAAGAACCACAAATGGACAGAGAACCAGAACAACTAGTACAGGACAATTTAACTGCTAAACAAAGCGACTATGCTGTGTTTCTTCCTGCTATCAGCAGTTTTTATGCTGGATACATTGGACGTGAGCGACACGGAGTAGGTCTTGACCCGGGCCGCCTACCATCGGGAATTGGTGACATGGAAAGTATGAACTGGCTCAATCCAACCAAGGCCTTGTTTCCATATCGTTGGTCGTTGTATTCAGCTGGACACGCCAATTTAGACTTGAACAAGTTTGATGCCAAAGAAGACATGGTTCGCAACAGAGATCCTAACACTATTATGTTAGCAGACTCAGGCGGATTCCAGATTGCCAAAGGTGTGTGGCCTGGTCGTTGGGCAGACCCTACAGATAAAAAGTCAGAGCAACAACGAGAGAAAGTTCTTAAATGGCAAATGGGCATATCCACTTATGGCATGACCATGGATATTCCTACATGGACATTTCGTGATCCAGTGGCAGCCAAGGCGTCGGGTATTCACAGCTATGAAGATGCTGTGACAGCTACACAATACAACAACGAGTTCTGGATTGCCAATCGCTACGGTGACACCAAGATCTTAAACGTATTACAAGGTGGTAATCATGCCGAAGCTGATCATTGGTATGATCTCATGAAACACTATTCAGATCCCAACAAGTACCCAAACAAGCATTTCAACGGCTGGGGCATGGGAGGTCAGAACATGTGTGATGTACACTTGGTTCTCAAACGCTTGGTGCATTTGATACACGATGGATTGTTGGAAAAAGGTGTACACGATTGGATGCACTTCTTGGGCACATCAAAACTAGAGTGGGCTGTGCTACTCACAGACATTCAACGTGCTATCCGCAAATATCACAATGCCAACTTTACTATATCGTTTGACTGTGCATCACCGTTCCTGGCCACTGCCAACGGACAGATCTATACTCAACTTCGTACAGCCAATCGTGGCAAGTGGTCGTACATGATGAGCCCCACAGCTGATGACAAAAAGTATGCTACAGACAATCGCACCTTTAGAGATGCTGTGTTACAGGATAACATACATGATGTGTTTGAAGACTCACCGATTTCTGCCAGAATGGCCATCAAAGATGTTTGTATCTACAAACCTGGTGACCTAAATAAGATTGGCAAAGAAGGTCGTACTTCATGGGATAGTTTTAGTTACGCACTGATGATGGGACATAATGTTTGGCACCATATTCGAGCAGTGCAAGAAGCCAATCGACGCTACGATGCAGGCGAGTCACCAGACATGATGGTTCACCCAATCAACCCAGACTTTGATGTACGCCCTATTATAGATCGAGTGTTTGCCGCCCGTGATCGCCAAAAGAGCTTGGCAATAATTGATGAGTATGCTACAATATGGGAAAGGGTAGTGGGCACAAGAGGCTTTACTGGTAAACGTGCTACCAATGCTCACACTATGTTTAATAACTTATTTGATGTCGAAGAAGAAGTTGTGCCTGTAGAAGAATTTGATGAAACCTTGCTAGACCAACTAGAAAATCAAGTGTAATGAAACAAGAACTGGACAAACTGTTGTGTGAAAAGTATCCCAAGATGCTGGTCAATCGCAACAAGCCTATGACCGAAACCTGCATGTGTTGGGGTTTTGAATGTGGCGATGGCTGGTTTCAAATACTAGACAGTCTCATGGGCAATATTCAACATCACATTGATTGGAAAGAAAAACAACGTGGCTGGGCTATTAGATTTAACAGTACCGCACCACCAGAAGATATGAGACCAGTTCCTGATGCTATTCCGCAAGTAACGCTGGATCAAGTCAAAGAAAAGTTTGGCACACTGCGTTTTTACTACACAGGCGGCGATGATATCATTGACGGTATGGTACGTATGGCGGAAAGTATGAGTGCTGTTACCTGTGAACAATGTGGTAACCCTGGCACCACAGGCGGCCAAGGATGGATCTCAACTCTGTGTGAAACTCATAGGAATAAAAATGGATAGACCTGGACACGAAACAGTAGACTTCTTTGTAGGCACAGAAGTAGAACATTCTCCTGCATACGGACAAAAAACTTTGTTTGTGGTAGGTGTACAAGATGCTGACACTGTGATGGATATGGCCCTGGCCAATGATTGCACACATATCTACTTTGGAGCCAATCAGAGTTTTCCAAAGTTGGATACCAATGATGGTGATGGTTGGAGAAGTTGGGAAGGAATGATTCGCCCGTGTTTGGATGCTGATTGTCTTTGCACACTAGATCTTGATGTTAACCAAGCAGAAGGTTTGTTAGAAAGTGCTTTGGTAGAATATCATAACTTTATCCCAATGATCAGTGTCAAGCTACCTTATATCCAACAGTTTGGATATAATGCCACACTCAAGATTGATGACAAGGATTTCCGTGCAACTAATCCTGGTGTGTGGTGCCACAGTCTGCATGCTTTACAAAAACGTTCGGTGTTTACTGACTGGTCTAAATATACTCAAGACAAGGTACTATAACATGGCAAAACTATATCGTATTACTCCACTGGAAAAGAAATCAGTTGAATACTTTGTAGATGTGTTCGAACGCAAAAAAGATGGTAGCATTCGTGGGTTCCAGGTCACAGAGACTTGGCGTTGGGGGCAGGGTTTTCGCGAAGAGGATGACCCAGTGTATGATACTGAAATGGATCGTGTGCATTGTCGTCCTGATGTAGGTTGGGGATGTGAACTTGATGATTTATGTGGTATTTGGGTAGAGTTTGATGATGACTTTACTGATGAGGAAAAAGAAGAAATTGAAGCCATACTGCGTTGGGATCAAGAAGACGAGGATGGTCGTTGCGGTACTGCTTGGTTGTACGACGGCGATCATAATTGGGAAATTGAAGACGATCATGTTGCCATTTTAGGTCCTGTAAAGATTGACTTAGTAGACGAAGATGCGTATAATGAGACTATAGAAGAAAATGTATCACCCACTCCACTAACTCCATCAACTGATTGGCCATTCCAACAAAAGGAATCAAAATGAATGACGTTAAAGAACTAGCAGAACAAGCAATTTATCGTGCTCAGCACTTACAGGAATTCACTGTGTTACGTGACGAAAACGATATGATTCTAAGTGGAACTATACGCTACGATATCAGTCATAGACCAGGAACACCATATCGTATCACAGTACCAGCTATGAGCCAACCCGAAGCCGAAGCTCGTGTGGATGAGTGGATTCAAGAAATGAGGAACGCAGAATGATTGCCAGCGAAAGAGAAACCATAGATCGGATCATGCAAAGTGCAGAGCGCAAGATCTGGATCACATTCCGCAAAGAGGGTATCCATAAATATCCTGCGGCGGCTACAGACCCAGCGTTATGCACCGCGGGAGAGTATGATGTTTCGTTTCTTGCTAGTCCTCATAGGCACATTTTTCATTTCCGGGTGTGGATCGATGTGTTCCACAATGACCGGGACATCGAGTTCATCCAGTTTAAACGATGGCTCGAGTCGCTGTATAATGGTCAAAGTTCCGTTTTAGAACTTGACTGGAAGTCTTGCGAGATGATCGCAGACGATCTGTATCTACAAATTGCAGGCCGTTATCCCGGTCGTGCAGTGTGGATTGAAGTGGCCGAAGATGGTGAGAACGGCTGCCTCATTAAGTATAATACTCACCGTCCTAATCTTTCAATTGTTATTTAAAGGAAACTAATATGGGCCGAACCCTGTTCAAACCCAATCCTCGTAGTCGTGCTGTCTGGGAAGACCTCGACAAGTATCTCAACTTCTGTGTGGACTATGGCTATCGCTATGATCCAGCAGATCTTTACAACAATCGGTCATATCCGTTCCAGCAGTTCCGTAAGTTGGAAGCGGGCAAAGAACCCAAAAATATGTGGACTGAGGATAGCCGCAGATTTGCAGGCTACCGACCAGACTTCCGTCGAGATGATCGACGTCCTCGTGTAGATCGTCGGTGATTCATTAAAACAAAAACCGAAAGGTAACAATGAATTATTATTACATACATGATCTAAAAAATTATATACTACATAAAAAAATAGTAAAAAATTTAAGACAACTTTTCAAGGGACAGACTGAAGATGCAGTGTACGAAATCTTTCCAGATTCTGAAAACATCCCCACTGGAGTTTATTGTTCGCCCATTGATCAGATTTGGTTTATAGGAAATGTACTGGCTAGTTTAGCGGATATCTTCAATGACCATACTTTGAAAGACGGTGACCAGTTTGTTTATGACCCCAGCATTTTGGCATTAGATTGGGCATTAGATATGCTTTCTTTGGAAAAAAATATTAAAATTACAAAAATTGACTATCGAGTGTACGAAGAAAAATTCAAGGAATATCTTTCATGAGAAAATTATTTTACATGGGTTTAGAGAGTTATGAAGCTCGATACACTCTACAACTAACTGAGTGGAATCGACGTGTGTTTGATCGTCGAGGACTCGAAGTAGTTTATGTGCCTGGCAATACTATTGACAACACACAGAGCATCAGTGTTGGCCAAGTTCTAGATGCACACGGCCGCAGTTACTTTGGTATGAGCCAAATGATGAATCTGGTACAAATGATGCGCAATGGAGAAGTCACCAATGAAGATGTTATCTACTTTGAAGACATGTTTCAGCCCGGTATCGAGAGCCTACCTTATATTCTCGATCAAGTGGATCCTAGCCAGCGTCCTCGTATTTTTGTTCGCTGTCTTGCTCAGGCCATTGATCCTGATGACTTCGTTCATGTTTGGGGCATGGCAGAATGGATGTCGACGTATGAAAAAATGGTCAACTGCTTTGTGACTGGCGTGTTAGCTACCAATGAAGAAATGGTAGCACACATGCGTATCGCAGGGTGGAAGGCACCTATCTATAACATCTCAGGCCTGGCATTTGGCAAGGAAGAAGTGCTGGAACGCATTGGTGGCAAGGAAAATATCCGACCATTTGAACAACGACAAAAACGTGTGGGCTTTGCCGCTAGATTCGATCAAGAAAAACAACCTGGCTTCTTTATGGACTTGGCTGAAGAATATCAGAAAGTCTACAAGGATGTCAGCTTTGCTGTGTTTTCCGGCGGACCGTTACGCTCAAACAATCCCGACTATGTCAAACGTGCCCGTAAGATGAGCGATGAAGGCACACTACAGATTTTTGAAAATCTTTCAAAGAATGACTACTATGCTCTCCTTAATGATACTCGTGTGCTGTTCAACTGTGCTTTACAAGATTGGGTCTCAAACACTGTCAGTGAAGCAGATACACTCGGAGCCAATGTTCTATATCCTGCTTATCGCAGTTTCCCTGAAACTTTTGCAAATGACCCTGATAGGCTCTATATCCCTTGGAGCGAAGATGACCCATTCAACAAACTGGCCTTGTTGCTGGAAAAGCCACACCACAACATGGGGTTGATATCAGACTGGAACAACGGCACTGTGGATCGTATTGTTGACATTCTTGAAGGCTCTGGCGAGAAGTGGTTGCGTAGTGGTGCTCGATATCGTGACCATGTGGCTCATGCCAAGTATCCTGTAGTGAAGATCGAACAATGAAGGTCGTGGTCACCGGAGCCGCAGGGTATATTGGCGGCGAAACTCTATCAAATTAGTAGATGCTGGGCATGATGTACTTGCCATGGATCGTGTGATGCCTCCGGGCAACTTGATAGCAGTACCATGCTCGTGGCACACAGGAGACTTTGCCAGCGAGCTAGGACTGGATGCCATTAAGTTATTTTGCCCAGATGCTATCATTCACTGTGCTGGAACCAGTTTGGTTGGTCCCAGTGTAATGAATCCAGAAGAATACTATCACAACAATTTTGTCAAGACCAAAACTCTATTGGATTTTTTAATTGCAAATCATCACAAAAATGTTCGAGTAATATTCAGCTCAAGTGCGGCCACATATGGTGAACCTATCATGACTCCGTGCCAGGAAGAAGATCCTGCTATTCCTATCAGTCCCTACGGTGAAAGTAAACTCATGGTTGAATTCATGATGAAAAGTTATGCCACAGCATACGGCTTAGATTTTGTGGCATTCCGTTATTTCAATGCCTGCGGTGCTGATAGTCAAGGACGACATGGACAAGCACCTGGAGCCACACACATCATTGCTCGAGTACTTGAAAGTATTAGAGATGGGAAAACGTTTACTCTCTACGGTGACAGTTATTCCACACCAGATGGCACTTGCATCAGAGATTATATACATGTGGAGGATCTTGCCGACGCACATGTCATGGCCATGAACCCTGATGTTCCTGTTGGTATTTTTAACCTAGGAACCAACCAAGGATTCAGTAATCGCGATATCATCAACATGGCTGAAAAAATAACAGGACAGCGTGTTGATCTGGAAATTGGTCCAGTTCGTGCAGGAGATCCAGCTGTGCTTACCGCATCCGCAGATCGATTTAATTCCCTAGGATGGGCTCCTAAATTTTCTTTGGAGCACATGGTTCAACATGCCTGGGCTTGGTACACTAGATGAGTTTCAAGGCACTGTTTGATTTTGAATCTGCCTTGGCTGACTACACCGGAGCACCATATGTGGTCTTGACCGACGGGTGTACTCATGCTCTTGAATTGTGTATGCGATATGATGGCGTCAAAAAAACTAAATTTACAGCATATACCTATCTCAGTGTTCCCATGCTCATGCATCACCTTGATATTGAGTATGAAATGATTACTGAAAAATGGACAGGCGAATATCAATTTTATGGTACAAGAATTTGGGACAGTGCTCGGAGATTGGAACGCAACATGTACAATCCAGGAACCATGCAGTGTTTGAGCTTTGGCTGGACCAAACCCTTACAGTTGGGCAAGGTAGGTGCTATCTTGTTGGATGACCCAGAAGCATATCGTGTGATGAGCCGGCAACGGTCAGATGGTAGAGACCTGCGCATACCGTGGGAAACTGAAACCGATCTAATACTTGGATACCACTACTGCCCTACTTTGGAATTATGCGTTAAAGGACTAGAACTACTGCCTGATATTAAGCCAAACTCACAACCCGGAGTTTATCCTGACTGTAGAAATATTCCAATTAAGACTTGATAAAAATCTAAATAACTGTTACAATAGCAACAAGACTGGTCATCCTCGACCCTAACTCGGAGAAATAAATTGACAACATTTACATCAGAAGATCTAGAAAATTCTAAAAAAATAGTAGACGAAGCACCGTATCATCCTGGCTATGAAGATGCAGTAATAGAAACTGGGATAGGCGCCATGTCCGGCGACGGCGGATATCAAGAAGCATACTTAGGCGATGCTATTCGTTTTAAAATGAAACGTGATAAGAAACGCTTCTGGGCCGGGGATAACATTAGCGACTATGTCAGTGAAGCAGACAAAAAAATCTTAATTGATGAAGCAACAGAAGCATTTGAACTGGTGCTTGATCGTTTGCTGATTGATCGTGAAAACGATCCAAACTCAAAAGGCACAGCACGTCGCTTGGCCAAGATGTATTACAACGAAATTATGGGAGGTCGATATGATCCAGCACCAGATGCAACAGCTTTTCCAAATGATAGCCAAGATAGATATGAAGGTATGCTTGTTGTTCGTAGCGAACTGCGTTCTATGTGCAGTCATCATCATCAGCCTGTGTCTGGTGTTGCTTACATCGGAATCATCGCCGCAAATAAACTTATTGGCTTGTCTAAATATACTAGGATCGCTCAGTGGTGTGCTCGTCGTGGCACACTTCAAGAAGAACTATGTAACGACATCGCCAGGGAAATAATGAAAGCCACAGACAGCGAAAACGTAGGTGTGTACATACAGGCCACGCACGGATGCTGTGAGAATCGCGGCATCATGGCTCACTCCAGTTTGACACAGACCACAGTATTAAAAGGTGTATTCCAAGCAGATCCTGCAACCAAAAAAGAGTTCATGGACAATATCAAATTACAACAGGAGTTTGCACCACGATGATTGATCGCATATTACACGAAATTTATGTATGGTGGATCATGTTCGTTGCAATGATCCAACACTTTTTTTCATAAGATTAAGATATGGTTAAGAAATTTAGAATTTGGCTAGCCCGTAAGATTTTGGGTAATCATTGCCCTTGTTATCAGATGGGTTACCACAGCATGGTGGACTTCCAACAACGCAGTGCAGATGCCTTGGCCAAACACAAAGAGAGAAAATCCAATACCAATTCTGTTGTATAAAAACCACAGTTGAGTTGTTTAGAAATCCAGACTTTGTTATACTGCTTACAGTTCAACTAGTCTGGGTTTTTATGGAGTTCAAAAGAACTATACTATCAGTTTCTATCTCTGCTTTTGCAGTCGCTCTCTCTGGTTGTGGAGGGGGTGGCGGAGGAGGTGGCAGTGGAGGCTCCGGTGGTGGCTACTTAAGATCAGAAGTTCCATACCATACTCCTGTGAGAGTGGCCACTGCTATAGATCCACTGACCAAAGTAGATGGTGCGGCTCCGGTATTTGATACCTTCAATGCCAACATCACCGGTAGTGGCAATGACATTATACTAGCAGGACGACAGACGCAATATGCCACTCCTGAAACCTGGAGCAATAGTAAACTTACACTGCTGGCCTGGGAAGGCGGCACCTTGGTTGACCGAACAGCACAATGGTTTCCAGGAGGTATCAACGAAATCCTAGGCACAGAACCCAGTGTAAAATTTGCCGACTTGTTTAACACAGGGCGACAAGACATGTTGGTAGCACCCAGCACTGACATGAGACATTACGGCCCGGGTTATGTTTTTTCTAACCAAGGCTCTCACTTCAATCGTATCTCTATTCCGTTGACCAATGTCTGGGCGCATGACAGTGCCATTGCAGACATGAACGGAGACGGATTTAAAGATTTATTGTTTGTGGACTATGGGCCTAACACCACATTGGCTATCAACAATCGAGTAAACAACTTTACACCTTACATTGACAGTAGAGGCAATGCTGGCGATTTGCGATGGGGTGGTTCTAGTATTGTAGCAGATGATTTTTTACAAAACGGGCAGAAACAAATCATTGTCACTGACAATGCTTGTAATGTTGTAAACCCAGCTTGTAGCGATGCTCGTACCACAAAGATGTATTCATACACCATTGTAGGTGGACAACTAAATTACAACTATGTTGGTGATCTCCCGGCACCATTGTTGGATCACAATGTGCGTGTGGTATCGCATGATTTTAACACAGACGGACGTCCTGATGTCATAGTTTTCAGTCGTCCGTTTGACTACACTGTTAAACGTAGTGCCATACAATTTTTAAGCAATCAAGGTGGTGGCACATTCACAGACGTAACTTCAACTACTCTGGTCAACTACGATACCAACACCTATTCTACATACAATCCCAAGTTTCTTGATGTCAATGGTGATGGTCGCACAGATATCTTGGTCAGTGCGTGGGACTTTTCAGGTAATCATAACAGCACACAGGTACTGCTAAAAAGCTCTGACGGAAAATATGTAGCCGCTCATCAAAAAATATTCACAGACTTTTTGAAACAGGCCGCATCCATGACCGCCAGCTTGGGCAATGGTGCCAATGAAGCCAACAGCACAGTAAACATTTTCCAGGCACCTGATGGCAAGATGTATCTAGTGACTATGATTGTGTACGAAGCCAACAATGACAAAAAGATGGCTGTGTACATGAGTCAAATGGGCTCGCAGGCCACGCTGACAGCGCAGGCCGCCGTGGATCTAATCAAACAGAAATGGCCGTATATGAGTACCGCATCAGCTAATGCTGTGTTGGCCCAGACTGCGGCCACTTATTGGAATGGTAGCGTGATTGATATAGAAGCCGCGCTGAGACCTGTGGGTGCTCTGTCAATAGGTGCAAAGATACTCAGCGGACATGTCAGTGGTATAGACATAGGATCTGGTCAAATGATTGCCATGGACACACTACAACGACCGTTTATGATCAATGCACGACCCATGAATGTCACGGCCTTGAATGCTTTTCAGCGAGATAATTTCAGCGGGTCTGATCACGACATGACATCGCCAAGTGAATATCTTACAGGTGCCAGAGGATATTCGGTCAACGGTATGCGTGTGGCCAGCGATCAACAGGCTGGAGAGTACAGTATTGGTATTCCTGCTGTATGGCGAAAAAACTCCTGGAGTTTTGGTGCGCAATATACCAAACTGAATTTTAACCCTTGGGTGTCATTCAGTGGAGTCTGGGGCACAGTCAAAACTAGTTCGGTATTTGACAATGTGGTATCCTATCAACAAGGTGGTTTTGTGGCTCGTGCCAGTCTTATGTACGTGACCACTGATATCAATCCTGGTTTGATTACTCGCGTAAGCCCTACCATGGGTACCTGGGGGGAAACAGGATACCGTTGGGGAGACAAGAAAAACGATATAGGAATCTATATCGGACAGGCTCCTAGAGTTATCAGTGGACAAATCGAAGCCAATATGCCCACTTCATTTGACAGATCAGGACAGTTAGTTTATACTAAACAGAATCTTGATATCCTGCGAGCACCCACTTATTATCTTCGAGGAGTGTATCACAAAAGGCTTGATAAGAACACACAATATCGATTCAATACTGCTGTAAGTTCGATAGGACAGTATCGGATCATGAACGAATTACTATGGAGTTTTTAACATGGCAGCCACATTGAAACAAGCACAAGAACTAGGTATTGCTCCTTGGGACGATATCTACTTTGAAGACAAAACAGTTTGGATTTTTCGAGATCGGTATCCGGTGAGTCCAGGACATTTATTGTTCGTACCAAAAGTCAACAATCCCAACAACATCATGGACTGTTTTCGATTGGCACAGAGATATGGTGAATGGGTAGTACTCAAAGGTGATGCCGACGGTTACAACATTGGGTTGAACTCAGGTGAGGCCAGTGGACAAACAGTGATGTATCCGCACATACACATGATTCCAAGACATCAGGGTGATTGCGAAGATCCTGTGGGCGGAGTTCGAAACGTGATACCTGGCAAAGGAAACTATAGAAAATGGAAATCTTGACAGCACTCATGGTTGTCTTGTTAGGATACCAAGTGACCATGCCCGCAGTAGACAATGCCAAATACACCTTTACAGTACACAAAGATCAAATCATACGAATGAACACACAGAATGGTAGTTTTGAACGCTGTGATGAGCATCTTAAATGTACACCAGTTCATGACCCCAATAAATAGAAATCTCAACAGCGGTCTTCGGCGTCATCCCGCTCGACAAATTCTGCCGCCTATGCTATAATCTAACATAGGAGAACAACAATGGCAAAGTATTACTCAACAAAACACTACGGACACAACATTGGTCTTTCGGCAGTGTTTCGGCAACCCAATGCCGATCACAGTCACTGTCACTTGCTACATGGTTACAGTCTGGCGTTTACATTCACTTTTGGCTGTGATACATTAGACAACAAAAACTGGGCAGTAGACTTTGGCGGACTCAAACCGCTGAAAGCATGGCTGGAAGATCACTTTGATCACAAGTTGGCTTTGGATAAAGCTGATCCACACTTGGCCAAATTTCAAGAACTTGAAGCACTGGATCTAGTAGAAATTAGAATGTTTGATGGGGTAGGTGCAGAAAAGTTTGCCGAACATGCTTTCAATTTTGCTGATCAGTTGATTCGAGAAAAGACTAACAATCGTTGTTATTGTGTTCGTGTGGAATGTGCAGAGCATGGAGCCAATAGTGCTATATATGAAGGATGACAATGAGTAAAACGCCGCCTGTAGGTATAAACAAATTATGGGCCAAGCCTGCCACACATGGAATATCAGTGCTGTTGCCCACTCGTGGTAGAACCGAGATGCTAAAAAGAAGCCTATTGAGTTTGCTTGATCTAGCCAAAAGTCCAACTGAGCTAGAAATATTGTTGGCCTTTGACAACGATGACAAACAATCACTTGAATGGTGTCAACAAAATATTTTCCCAGAATTAGAATCACGTGGAGTTGACGCCACAGTGGTTGAGTTTACTCCCTTAGGCTATCTTCGACTGCACGAGTACCTCAATGCTTTGGCTGGGCTGGCCAATGGGCAATGGTTAATGTTTTGGAATGATGATGCTGTGATGCAGACATCGGAGTGGGACCAACGCATAACCGAGCACAATGGCAAGTTTTTATGTTTAAGGATGCCTACTCATAATCAACATCCCTATGCTATCTTTCCTATAGTTCCTAGAGACTGGTTCTATCTATTAGGGCATCTCAGCAACCATCAACTCACTGATGCTACTATCAGTCAGATATCCTATATTGCAGGTATCATGCAAAACATTGATGTTGAAGTGCTACACGATAGATTTGACATCACCGGTAACAATCAAGACACAACATTTAAAAATAGACCCATGCTGGAAGGCCGCCCTGATGATCCTCGAGACTTTAATCATGTAACTTTCCGTAACAAACGAGTAAACGATGCCAACAAGATTGCATGGTATCTAGAACGCATTGGTCAGCCCAGCGAGTGGTTCATGAAAGTCATGTTGGGAGAACAAGACCCCTGGGAATACATGTGCGGCAAGGAACAAGATCCCAACGGTCAAGTGAGAGTCCATGCTTAATATAGATCAACACCTATTAGACAAAATCAAGGCCTATTGGAATCGACAACCATGCAATATCCTGCATGGTCGCAGTGAGCTAGGCACTCCAGAGTTCTATCAAGAAGTTTCAGAACGTAGATATCGTGTGGAACCACACATTAGAGAGTTTGCTGGATTCCATCTGTGGGCAGGTCGACGTGTGTTGGAGATTGGGTCTGGTATTGGCAGTGATGCTGAAGAGTTTGCCAAACGTGGTGCTGAATATGTGGGTGTAGACTACAGCGATCAAAGTGTGGAAATTGCTCGACAACGATTTAAAGTTTTAGAACTCGAAGGGGAGTTTCACAACATCGATGCCAGTGATACTGCGGCCTTAGCGGCCTTGGGGCAATTTGATCTTGTATACAGCTATGGTGTTATTCATCATTTCCCGGCCATCGACACAATCATTGACAACGTTCATCGCATACTCAAACCTGATGGAGAATTTCGTTTCATGGTCTATGCCAAGAACTCATGGAAATATGCCATGATACAAAAGGGCCTGGATCAATTTGAAGCACAGAGTGGTTGTCCGTATGCGCAAGCCTACACCAGAGAAGACATCCATCGAATGCTAGAAGGTCAGTTTCACATAGAACGTCTGCGGCAGGATCATTGCTTCATGTACAATATACCAGCATACAAGTCTGGAAACTATGAACTTGAGCCTTGGTTTGAAGCCATGCCGGAAGATGTACGACAAGCAGTGAAAGAATATCTAGGCTGGCACCTGTTGGTCAAAGCTAGAAAGATACAATGAAGAATCTACAACGCTATCTACAAGATGTAGCCAATGCTCGTCGTCAGGAACTGCTACCTTACATGTTCCATGTCACTGGTGCAAAGGTACAAACAGGACCTTTCCAAGGCACTGTGTTAATTCCTAGGTACATGTGGGGTGATGGCGACACAGCGGCCAAGCTCATGGGTGTGTACGAAGATGAACTACATGACTTTATTGAACAAGCTATTGCTCACAATCCTGACGTAGTGATCAATGTAGGCTGTGCCGAAGGATATTACAGCGTGGGCCTGGCTGGTCGGTTGCCTGACTCTCAAGTGTTGGCAGTCGACATAGAGCCGCGCTCAGCTGACATTGTCAAAGACACTGCCACTGCCAACCAACTAAAAAATCTCCAAGCAGTTACAAAAATGGTAGATCATGCCTGGTTGGAACAACATTGCAAGGATGCTGTGAACCCGTTGCTGGTGTTTGACTGCGAAGGTGCTGAACTAGAACTGCTAGACCCTGCTCAAGTACAGTCATTGTCAAAGTGTTCCGTCATGGTAGAATGTCACGACTGTATGGGATTACCTATTACATCTGCCTTGCTGGAACGATTCAAAGACACTCACGACATACAATCAGTGTCGCAGACTTACAAAGATTCTTATCAGTTTGATTTTTTGCATCACCTCAGTGACTGCGACAAGTGGGCCTTGGTGCATGAAGGTCGCCCCAGCACAATGAGCTGGTTATACATGGTGCCTAGACAATGAAAAATTATCTAGTAAAAAGTCTGTTTCAGGTACAGGATACCAACTGGCATTTCAAAGATCGCAGTGACGAACAAGACCTACATAAAAAATACGTAGAGATGCACCAGATCTCTGTGGGCAGTTATACCAAGCATCTCAAAGGTGACTGGGAGTTAAAGTTTGTACAAGGTTCTGTAAAAAACATCAATGACGCATTCAAACAAACCTTCCGGGCAATCTACGATTTGTGGCGTCAAGGCAATGTCAACATCTTGTACACTGATCCTGATACTGTGGCAATCAAGGACATTGATCCATGGCAAATATCTGACCGGTTCATGATGTTTAATTTCACAGATCCAAAAAGTCTCAATACCAACAATCAATACGGGCGTAAGTTTCCTTACTTTTTTAATGCAGGTGTGAGATTTTTTCCAGCTGGCATGGAACAACGTATATGGGACCTAGGTCTTGAGATGTTGGACAACTGGGAAGAAGGTACTTATAACACCGAGCAGACTATATTAAATGCCATGTTATGGGACCAAGGGCTAACACTGGATCAAGCTCTAAGACCTGAATGGGCTTACCAAGCACAGTGGTTACCAAATCAAGCGCCGCTATGGGCCCAAGATCTTTGGAACGGCATTGACATCAACAAATCCTTGATCTTGCATACTCACAGCAGTAGAGGCATTGATGAAAAATTAACCTTTATGAAACAAATTACAGGACAATCATGAAAGATATCTTTGAAAAAATAGTCAACAACGGACATTGGCGTGCCAATAACACTGTGTGTGGCAACGGAAGTACCATGGTATACACTGATTACTTGAGGAAAGAATTGGGACCATTCCTGGAACGCTACAATATCAAGTCTATGTTTGATGCACCCTGTGGCGACTATGGGTGGATGAGTGAAACTAAACTTCCTGATGGACTACATTACATTGGCGGAGACATTGTTGACTCCTTGATAGAAAAAAACCGTCAACAACATCCCACAGTTGACTTTCGTGTGTTTGATATTTCGCAGGATGAATTCCCTGAAGTAGACTTGTTATTTTGCCGCGATTGTTTGATACACTTTAGCCAGGCAGACATACGTCGAGTGTTTGAAAACATTGCTCGCAGTAATATAAAATATGTGTTGATGTCCAACTACCCCAATCTCAACAACACTGACATTCAAACTGGCGGATTTCGTGGAGTTAACTTTTATAGAGCACCCTATGAGTTTGAACCAGCCATAGACAGTATAGAAGATTGGATACCAAGATTTGAACCCAGAGCCATGTGTTTATGGAGCCGTGAAACAATAATAAATTATCTAAAAAAATGAAAAAAGTTTATGTAAGTTGGACTGATGTACAAAGACAAACTCAAGAGGTCATGCGCCAGATGCATTTAGATGGATGGCGTCCAGACTATGTAGTGGGCATCACACGTGGTGGACTGGTGCCAGCCAATCTCATCAGCCAATATCTAGATTGCCCTATGGAAACTCTCAAAGTGAGTTTGAGAGATGGTGGTGAATGCGAAAGTAATTGTTGGATGGCCGAGGATGCATTTGGACATGAAGTTTATGACCCAATGTGCTCTGGTGATGGTAGAAAAAACATTCTCATAGTGGATGACATCAACGACTCGGGCGCCACTATAAACTGGATACGCCAAGATTGGCAGAACAGTTGTTTCCCCAACGATTCTAGATGGGCTGAAATCTGGGGCAATAATGTACGCATTGCCACACTGTACGACAATGAAACCAGTGCCGCTGAAATATATGTAAACTACACCGCAGAGACGGTAAACAAAGTAGCAGACCCACAATGGATAGTATTCCCCTGGGAAGAGTGGTGGAAAAACTGGCACCCCAACGAAGAGCATTACAAACTATGAAATCATCCAATCTTAGGTTATACATAACACCTGAAGATTATCGAGTATTTGCCGGTCCCGATTGGCCCGCCTATGACGACTTTTTGCAAGGCCATCGTTCAGACATTCCTGAGATACAGCAAGAAATTGCAGAGTTCACTGCCATGCGAAAAAAGGAAGGTATTAAATTTCCTATTTCTACTAAAACTGCTTGTCAGAGCAAATGGACTTGGAGTACCATCTATCTCAATCAGCTCAGTACAGCATCGTGTCACAGAGTAAACCCTGTGCCTTTTGCGCTGGAAGATTTTGATAACTTTCACAATGTGCCTAAAAAACTAGCAGACCGACAGTTGATGTTGCAAGGTAAATGGCCTCAAGGTGGGTGTGAGTATTGCAAGGTCATTGAAGATGCTGGTGGATGGAGCGATCGACAACACAATTTAGAAATAAGAGATCTTACACCACCAGAGTTAGAAAGCGATCCCACCGCTACAGAAGTAAGTCCTCGTATAGTAGAAATATTTGCTCAGAATACTTGTAATCTGCAATGTACCTATTGCAACAGCAATCTCAGTTCCAAGATAGAACAAGAGAATCGCAAGTTTGGTGAATTTAATCAAGGCGGTGTTGTTATACCAGTCACAGAAGTTCCTGTTACCACTACAGAATACTTTAAAAAGTTTATGTCATGGCTTGAAAAAAATATAAAGTCATTGAAACGATTACACTTGCTGGGTGGCGAAACTTTTATACAGCACGAACTCATGTCGGGCGTGCTAGATATCATTGAACGCAATCCAAATCCCGAACTGCAATTCTGTGTATTCAGCAATCTCAACGTGCCGGACAAGGTATGGAATCTCTATATTCCTAGAATACAAGACTTACAACAACGCAAACACATTCGAGTATTTGACCTCACTGCCAGCATTGATTGTTGGGGAGCAGAAGCAGAGTATGCTAGGTCTGGATTAAATCTAGCCAAGTTTGAAGAAAGATTTGCCTGGGCCGCTGATCAAGGAGATTGGTTGCGACTCAATGCCAATCAAACTATAACTTGTCTTACAATGAAAACCATGCCCGATCTAATTGAGAAGCTGGCACACTACGGCAAGAACAGACATATTGGTCACTATTTTCAATTCTACACTGGCTCGCAGATGTTCCAGCATCCCAACATCTATGCTTATGATTTCTGGCGCGAGACCTTTGACCGTGTGTTTGCAGTCATGCCCAAAGACACCAACGAACAACGTGAAGCTGTTGATCGTATGGAAGGTATGAGAAAGTATTTGGAAGTATTCTCTGAACACAATCGAGAAGAAATTACAAAACTGCATATCTATCTCGATGAACTAGACCGCCGTCGTGGCACAGACTGGCGTGGTGTGTTTCCATATTTGAATGTATGACACGGCCTGATGTAGTTTTAGTAATGGTTCACGTTTGGGAAGATGACCCATCGTTAAAAGAAATCAAGTGGACCGAGCATGCACGTCGTTGTGCGTTGGATGCCAATCAAACGACCTGGACAAAAATTTGGCAATTTGATTTTGTAAACACTGCCTGGTACCAACAACATGTCAAATCCAACAACATAGATGGATGGCACGATAACTTACAAATCACAGAGAATGGAATGATTCCGCATCGTAATGTTTTATGTAGAGAGCAGGATTGGATCACAACCAGCAATCAACAAACCAAAGCAGTGATTGAACACCTAGATCCACGCATAGTATTATTTGGCGGTCTTCACAAGGATCTTTGTGTGCGTGGAGTATTGTTAGATATCAAAGACCACAATAGAGAATATGTAGAAAGCGACTTGCTCTCGTACACTTGGAAAGACACATTAAGAAAGGTAGAAGACTATGATCCAGCCTTTAAGAGATGACCTAATGGTTCAACAGCAGTTACCTGCTGGGCTAACCAATCTTCAAGGTGCCTGGCAACACATGGTAGCAGTGATCATGCTCAACCAAACTGGGCGTAAGCCTGTGAAAACAGTGTTCCCTATCTTCATGCACCATTGGCCGCATCCGTTGGAGTTCCTTAAAGCCACAGAACAAGAAGTCAAGGACGTGATCTGGCCTTTGGGCATGGTCAATGTGCGTTACCAAAGACTCAAAGGAATGACTCATGATTTCTTGACTTGGGACGGCGATGATGCTACAATGCTATATGGTATTGGCAAATATGGGTCAGACAGTTATGAGATATTCTTCAAGCAGAATTACACAGTAGAACCCACAGACAAAGAATTAAAAAGGTATTTAGATGAAGAAATATTCGTTTCATGATATTGGTGGCGAGGTTGTCAAAGACACAGAAGTTTATTTGCTCAAGGACAATCACGACCTAAATAATCTTGTGTTGAGTTCTACCAAACTTCGTGGAAAACAACAAACACGTGGGCACAGGCATCCTGGACAAGAAGAAGTTTATTTCTTCATACAAGGTGCAGGTAAAATGATCGTTGGAGAAGAAGACAGCGAACCATTCCGTGTGATAGGTGGAGATATCGTGCTCATACCTGATGGTGCATTCCATAAAGTGATCAACGATGTAGAAAGTGATTTGGTTTTTAATTGCGTATTTCAAGGAAAGAGAAACCACTGATGTTTAGGAAGATTTGGCGTCTGTGGGCAAGGAGTTTAGGCGAAAAAGCTGGTGTGAATAAGCAAGAAGCTGACATCATCGCTTGCATTCGCACACTGATTGTGTTAACATATATTATCACAAACGGTTTCATCATAGCAGGTGTTATAAGGCATTGGTAAATGGAAAAAATTACATACACAGAAATATTTTATAGTTTGCAAGGCGAAGGAAAATGGGCCGGAGTGCCCAGTGTATTCTTCCGCACCTACGGTTGTAACTTCCGTTGCAAAAAGTTCGGTCGTCCACGAGACGAAGTAGTAGAAGGACACAATCCAGAAGTTGTTGAGATCATCAAGAACATCGACAAGTACAACAAGTTTGAAGACTTGCCCTTGGTCACATCTGGTTGCGACACTTACGCATCAATCTATCCTGAATTCAAACGATTCAATGATCAGGATCCTGTGGATATCATTGCCAACAAGATGCATGCTCTTATACCCAACAACCGTTGGGATCAAGGCACAGGCGATGCAGTACATCTTGTGATCACCGGAGGAGAGCCATTGCTGGGCTATCAACAACTGTATCCTGAGATGTTGGAGTATTGTCGCAGATCTGGACTGCGTGATCTCACCTTTGAAACCAATGGTAGTCAAGAGTTATATCCTGAAGTGCATGAATACTTGTTTGAAGAATTCACACGTCATGGTAGAGACTACGATCGTTTGACTTTCTCTGTGAGTCCTAAACTACCATGCTCTGGTGAATCGTGGGAAAATGCAATCAACCCCAAAGTGGTCAAGAGCTATGAAATGGTAGGCTACACTTATCTCAAGTTTGTGGTGGCCACACGTCAAGACGTAGCTGATGCTGAACGTGCTGTGGAAGAATACAGACAAGCTGGATTTGGTGGCCCTGTGTACTTGATGCCAGTGGGCGGTGTTCCACAGGTCTACAACTTGAATACACAAGAAGTGGCAACCATGGCCCTGGAACGAGGCTGGCGTTACAGTCCTAGACTGCAGGTAGATATCTGGCGCAATGCTTGGGGTACTTGATTGGAAAATAACAGTGCCAAAGGTCGTGATAGTTTTGATATCGCCACCGGCAATGTAGTAGTCGAGTTCTTTAACAGGAACATAACTCCTTACCCCACCGAAGCTGGTGGGCCCAAGTTTGATCTTATTCCGGTTGAAAAACAAAAAGACATCATGGTCAATGTGGCCAGGATGCATGCCCAGCAAGAATACGATCGTATTTTAGAACTGGTCACAGTGTTACAACGTCAGGCTGCAGGCATCAAGCGACGACTGGATATCACAGACATGGTACACAGTGCTTACTATCAGTTTCAAACCTATCACGGAAAGCCCTACTGGCTAGCACAAGATACAAGGCATGACAGAATCATACTCACACATCTTGGGCCCAGTGACTGGAGCACAGCGGCTCCAGATAACTATCAATACATAGCCAGAGTAAAATGGATGGGCGACTATACCTGGTGTGAAATAGACGAGCACGGAAACATTGTAGAATGAGCAAAGTTTATATAGATCCGCCTGACCGTGCCAAGATAGTTTACGAAATAGAAGAGCCCGACGGCGGATGGCGTAGAGTGTTCACGGACGAAGATCGACGCAAACTCCGCCCTATTGCAGAAACTCTGGCCATGATGGATGGCAATGCGTTCTTTGGCATTGACCCTGACCACTACGAAGGATATCTCACCGAAGCTGATGCTGTGTATCGCAACAACGGCGGCGATGATGGATGGGCGTCAACTGCCAGCTGGATACAGGATTTTAAGATAATACAAGAAGATACCACGCTGAAGGATGCTTACGATAAATTACAAGTGCTACTGGAATTGAAAAGGAAAGAAAATGGGAATATTTGATCTGTTTAAAAGAAAAGAAAAAGTTAGCAAAACAGTGGATTCTAACGAAAATGTTGTCAAAGATATAAAAAAGTCTGCAGAACCGTCAAAAGGTAAGAAAAAGTCCGACAAAGACTTGGCCACAGAAAAGGGCGAGCCTTACATCGCCATACTGAGCATGGACGTTGACCCCAATGATATCAACTCGGGTGCATTTGAATTTGACTGGAATGAGAAGTTCATTGCCAACTTGGTACGTGCAGGATATCAAGGAAAGACCGATGCAGATCTAGTGGACCAATGGTTTCAAGCAGTGTGCCGCAACGTGGTACTGGAAACTTGGGAACAGGTAGAAGCCATCAACAACGGATCACGCTACATGCAGAGTCGAGACATCGGCGATGGCAGGAGAGAAGTAGGATGATTTTCAATCACATTCGCAAACTCAAAGAAGACGGTAAAAAGATTGGTATCACCTTCTCAACCTTTGACATGTTGCATGCAGGACACATTGCCATGTTGGCCGAAGCCAAGAATCATTGCGATTACTTAATTTGTGGATTGCAAACTGATCCCACCATAGACCGCCCTGATACTAAAAATTGTCCTGTACAGAGTATTGTGGAACGACAGATACAGTTGGCCGCTTGTCGCTATGTGGACGAAGTGGTTGTGTATCAAACAGAGCAAGACTTGATAGACTTGTTGTTGATCTTGCCCGTGGATGTGCGTATCCTGGGCGTAGAATATGAACACAAAGACTACAGTGGGCGTCAAGAGTGTTTTCAGCGCGGTATTGAAATTGTGTTCAACGGACGTGATCATTCATTTAGTTCCAGCAGTCTGCGCAAACGTGTAGCCGAAGCAGAAACATTCAAGGCACTCAAACAACAATGATATTGTATGTAAACGGAGACAGCCACACCGCAGCCGCAGAAGCTGTAAATGCCCATGCATTTGCCATGGACGATGGCCAACTGTTTTATCAAGGGCGAGCACCACATCCTGACAATCTAGCAGTGAGCTGGGGTCGTACTCTGGCCGATACTGCCAAAGCAGTGTTTCGTTGCGAAGCAGAAAGCGCCAGCTCAAATGATCGTATTCTGCGCACTACCCGTGCTTGGATTGATGCCAACCCGCAGGACTGGTATCGCACACTGATGATCATACAGTGGTCAACCTGGGAGCGCGAAGAGTGGCTCAGCAACGGAAAATTCTATCAGGTCAATGCCAGTGGTACTGATCATGTTCCACAAGAACTACAGGAACAGTACCGTAACTACATCATTGGCTTGGACTGGAGAGCCAAAACACAAGATGCCCACAACATGATCTGGGCATTTCATAATGAACTCAAAGAAAAGAATATTCCGCATGTGTTCTTCAATGGCAACAATGATTTTTCTTCAATAAAAGAAAAGAAAGACTGGGGTGTCAACTACATTGGGCCCTATGATCCAAATCAGACCTTTTCGGCTACATTGACCAAGAATGGGCACGAAACGGTAGCACCCAATTCCTGGCATTTTGGTAAACAAGCTCATAGCTTTTGGGCTCGTTTTATGTTACAATACTGTATCGACAACAAATTCTTATGAGCTATGCGCTACTTACTGATTGACACTGCCAATATGTTTTTCCGAGCCCGACACGTGGCTTTTCGTGCTGAGGATCCTTGGGAGAAAGTAGGCTATGCTCTACACATCACATTGAGTGCTGTAAACAAGGTATTCAATCGATTTCCTGCAGATCATGTGGTATTTGCACTGGAGGGGAGAAGCTGGCGCAAGGACTTTTATACGCCCTATAAAAAGAATCGCAGTGATGCCCGTGCCGCACATACAGAACGTGAAGCAGAAGAAGACAAGCTGTTCTGGGAAACATTTGACATGTTCAAAGAGTACTTGGAAAAACGTACCAACTGTAGTGTACTGCGTGAACCCAATGCCGAAGCAGATGACATCATTGCTCGCTGGATTGCCTTGCATCCTGCGGACGAACACTACATCATTTCCAGCGATACAGATTTTGTGCAACTCTTGGCAGAAAATGTTCATCAATACAATGGCATCACAGATGAGTTACTCACTGTCAAAGGCATCTTTGATGCCCGAGGCAAACCAGTGATTGATAAGAAAACAAAAGAGCCCAAAAAGATTCCCGACCCAGAATGGTTGCTATTTGAAAAGTGCATGCGTGGCGACACGTCAGACAATGTATTTTCAGCATTTCCTGGGGTGCGTACAAAAGGCACTAAAAACAAAGTGGGCTTGCAAGAAGCCTTTGCTGACCGTAATGCCAAAGGCTACAACTGGAACAATTTAATGCTACAACGCTGGACTGATCACAACGGTGCAGAGCATCGTGTGCTGGATGATTATGTACGCAATCGTAGCCTCATTGATTTGACAGCACAGCCCGACACAGTAAAAGCCGCAGTAGACGGGGCTATTCTGGAGCAAATCAGCCACAAAGACGTGGGCCAAGTTGGCAGTCACTTCATGAAATTCTGTGGTAAATATGAATTAAACCGCGCCAGCGAAAACGCCGAGCAATTTGGGCGATGGCTCAACAAAACGTACCAAGGAGTGTTGAATAAATGATTCTAGCTAAACCTGTAGTAGCAAACAAATATTGGATCCTCAAAGAAAATGATGCCAAAATAGGATCCGTTGAAGTGACCAACAATGGTTCATTCACTGTTCGTATGTACAACGACCAGCAAGAATTCAAAACCATTAAGACAATAAAGAACAAGACACAGATCTTTTTTGAAGACCCTCCTACAAAAAAGAAAGAAAAGAAAGAGTACGCAGTCAATGGATTTGCCACTGACTCCTCTCCGCACAATGCCATTTACGATGTGCAACGTAGATTACCTATCTACACAAAGAAAAAGAAATCCAAATCGTGGTTTGCCGCTGGTTGGTATCAAATTGAAGTCAATGGTCATTGGACCACTGAATTCTGTCCCAAGCTAATTTTGCTACAACGCTATGATTATCGTGGACCAACACACTCACCAGACGAGTTTACATTCCAGTAATGAGTAATCTTTACATAAAGAAGTTCGTGGATCGCCTTCAGCATTTTGAAATGCGGGGCTCCAAGGACTTCTCATGTTCGTTGCAAGATGCAAAAATGCTACACACAGAGATAACTCGTCTACTGTTAGACCTAGAGCAACTGCGTGTACAGCCATCTGCTACCCCAGATGTGGTCACAGTGGAAATGCAAGGAGGATCATTTTAATCTACGTAGTTTATCATAAATAAACTGGAGAGATTATTATGAGCCGACCAAAACCCAAAGTTCTCGTAGAACTTACCAACAAGAGCACTTACAAAACCGAACAGGTGTTAGCATCTGAAGGTATATGGGCTGTGTTCTTTGACAACAACCCTATCAACCTCAAGACCTCCAACTTCTTGGTGCAGTATCCTGGCCCCAAGTACAAAAAAGTTTCATTCTCAAATCCTGGGCATGCCATTAACTTGGCCAAGAAGCTGAACACACAATTCAAAACCGACAAGTTCTCGGTGGTATTACTCAAAAGCGGGGATCGTATCTACCCCGATGCGAAATAAACTAGAACTCACCCGAGCACTGCTCAACGAATTACCTGCTGGACACGGTCACACCGCAGAAGATGTCATACCCATATGGTGGGTCAACATACGCAACACCGGCGGACTCAGGCTCACTGGCTTGGGATATCAAACATTGAAACTCATGGACATTGAAAGCTGGACTGTGGATCTAGATCCCAGCAAGTTTGATCGCAATCTTATCTTGCTGTTGGACCGCAAACTGCAGGCACCTTACTACATAGAAATAGAAAAGAAACTGGCACGTCGACTGATAATGTTTAGCAGTCGCGAAGCCATGATGGCCACCTTGTACGGCGACTTAAAAACCTTTCTCAAACAGCTTCCGTAGTTGACCTTCGGCCAGAGCACGAATGCTGTCAGCATATCCACCCATGAGCCATTCAAAGTTGGCGTTGATTTTTTCTTGCACTGCTGAAACATCTGCAAAATCTCTAAGGTGCTGTCGATTCTTTTCTATAGCAGAATACAGTCTAGTTGATTTGTCTTCTGAATCATAGCTGAGATCAAACACGTCGTTGTAGTTTTGGAATCCCAAACGGGCCACATCTTCATGACAGTATCTATGCCCTATGCACATAAAGGGATGTCGTGCCGCTATGGCCAGCAGTGTTTTTTCTGTTACAATTCCGCCAACGTCTTGATACAGACTTTCAGTTAGTACAGAAGCATGAGCTGACTGATACACTGGCATGAGTTTGACAAAATTATCTACATTGTTAAAATTGTAGTCCTGGTAGGGATGTATGTCAATGGGGTTGAATATACTGTGACTGACAAATCCTGTGGATTCGTGTCTCAGTAGATTGTAGACTTCTTGTCGGTATTCTCTGGCTCGACCATTTAGGCAGATCCAATTGTATTGTATATTTTTATTGTGTACATCCCGCCACTCAGGCCAACGAGCTCGCAACTGATGTACCAATTCAAAACTGTGGCTGGCGAAATTGACCACTTTGATACGACCTTCCCATATGTCATGCAGTCTATGATCCCAGCACACAAAAATGATCTTTGATTGTTGCTCAGGTGTGTACTGTTGTTCCAACCAATGCAGTTCCACGCAGAGATTATCAAAAAAATGTATGAAATCCTGGGCGTGTATGACCAGTCGGAAATTGGGCTGACGCCAACGATGCTCGGGTATTTCTGGCAACTCAATGTGCCAGCGACTGCTCACAATGGGACGCCCCAGGGCACAGGGCAGAAAATGCGGGTCAACCCCACAGCCCCGTAGCATGTGGATCATGGCTTTGTTGAAGTTGGGTTCTGTGTAATTGGGCACGGTTGACAGGTAATTCGTTATTTCGTATAATTGTGGCTAAAATACAACACCAAAAACCCACGGTTTTGCTGGGTTAGCAAGCACTAACTTAGTGCATTCTTGTTGGTTGACCAGAAATGCGTTTTCGGTTATAATATATGTATGGAAATTAAAAAAGTAACCCGCAAAAAACGAGTAGATCGTACCCATATCATTTACGTGATACGCTCGGGTGAGGACTTCTACATTGGTGTCACTGCCAAAACAGAAAGCACTGTGCAAAAAAGCCTGCGGGTGCGTATGAACAAGCATCTGTATCGTAGCCGTTCCGAAGACAAAAGTTGGGCATTGTACGAAGCCTTGCGTGAGCGTGGTACCGAATCATTCAACTACGGTATCCTAGAAGTGGTGCGTGGCAAAACTGAAGCACACCAATTAGAGCGTGAGTTGATCCGCACTCACCGCCCAAACTTAAACACCGATGTACGTGAAAGGAAAGCATAATGGGATATTTTTCAAATTTGGCCTTGGACATTGAAGAAGCACTGACCCGGGGTGCCACAGTCAAACAAATCTCTGGACAGTTTGATATCAGCGAAGCTGATGTTGAGAACTACATCGAACAGTTGGATCAAGCAGATCGTGACCCGGTTTACTATGGCGCTTGACCAGAAAAGAATCATTTGTTATAATTAAAGAATCATAAAAAGGAGCAGATATGTTTGTATCAGACATTACAGAATACGATACACGTCATGGTAGTGCATTTGATCGTGGGTCCGCAGACAGTTATTACAGCCGTCCACGTCGCCCGCACTTGTACTTAGGTGCCACTGGATCTAGTCCAGAAGTTTCAGCGGACGTCATGAGCGACGAAGACATCGAAGCTTACCATGCCGGATACGATCACAATGAACGCTATGGTGACAAAAAGTCTTGGGATTGAGCATGACTGAAGTAAACTCATTGGAGGCCCTGTTAGTTCAAAAAGATCTGCAGGACAAAGGCATTGAAGACTATGCCATGCGCCCTGGCAATGATTGCATTTGGGTCACGTATGGGTTGGTAGATTGTTATTACATTTTCCGTGAAGGACGTATTGTAGACGTGCAGTATGATTGACATGAACAAGATCAAGGACGCACCAAAAACACGCAACTGGGTAGCCAAACACAATCGGCACCGTGCTGTGGTCATGCGGGTGCGTACTTGGTATCAGCGTCAGCCCAAACACCGCAACAAGGAAGTAGTATGAAAATTGGTTTTAGTTATAGCCGATGTGTTCGCGACATTGTGGAAGGTAACGTCAGCATGGACGATGTGTTGGTTATTATTACCCGCACTGACTTTGACCCGCACAACGATGAACAATGGATTAGTATTTGGAATGGCTATCGCACGAGATCTGGATTCAGCAATCCTGAATGGATACATACCAAGGATGAAGATGAACAGAGATACCGCGACATTTCTATTGAGCTGTATGACTCTGGCCTGTTGCACCAGCCCAGGCAGTTTGGTGCTCATCCGCGCCGTACTCCTTATGTATGGGTAGACACCGGCCCCATTGGCCACGAACAATTCCAACAACCTGAGAGTGTACAACAGGCCTGGCAGAACTATTTGATGCTGAGTGCATTGACAAGGCAAATATGAAAAAGAAAAGACTACTTACTAACAAGATGCTGGACTTTGAAACCGGTGAACCAGGCTTCATGGGTATGACTATTCCTGATCATACTCAACAAGCTCTCACTCTGTACTTGGTCAATGGCTATGAGCCTGGCGGATTTCTCACTGCCATGCTGGCCATGGACATGCCACGTGCTATTGCTTGTGCTGACACTGCCAATCGTCAGATGATGTGGGCCATTGGTCGATGGATCACTACGGAATGTCCTGAAGTGGCCTGGGGCAACTATGACAAGGTAGCGGCCTGGGCACGTGACACACACGGATTTAGATCTGAATATCGAACAGCCTACGAAAAAGAACAAGTCTGGTTAACATTGGTAAAATAAGGAGTAATTATGGATGACATGCTTTATCGTGTAATACGCAATCGTTGCCAGTGCCGACTGTGCGAAGATATCATTGAAAGTGTTGGTCGTCACAGTTTTGTTCGTTGCAAATGTGGAGAGATCTTCACTGATGGTGGCACAGCCTACATTCGTCGTGGCGCAAAAGATTTGAACAACATCATTGACCTTAGTGAGTACGAACTCAAGGAGCTGAATCATGGAGTATAAGATTGAGGGACTTACCAAGAAGCAAGTGGCCTTGTTGGATATCATGTGGACACTGGATGACGAACAATCAGTTGAAAATTTTGTTCGCAGTCTTCCTAAAACCGATCAACAACAAGCACAAAGTCTCAGAACCTTGTTGATACACGAGATGCTAGAAGAGTTTTTAGAAGGTATCACAGAGTTTCCTGATGCTAGAGAAATAATTGAAAGGGTACGCTGATGCTAAAATACGAAAATATCTATGCCGTGCGTGATGCTGAAGAACGACTACGTCGAGGCTATCGTTGGGGTGCAGGGTATAATACCAAGGAAAGCGATGCCTTGCTGATGTTTACCATTGGCCCCAAAGCTGATGAAGATGCGGCCAGCAACTTAGATTTCTTGTTGTCCTTGGGCAAGAAACACAGCGCCACTCATCTTGTGTTGCATGGAAACAAAATCCAGTACTTGGCCGATCACAACAGCAACAGCATAGAGCAAGATCTTTTGCCCAGAGAGTGGACCCAACAATACCGAGAGTGGATAGATTCTCCCAACATAGACTTCTCTGTACAAGATTCTGGGCAGGGCTTTTGTCACAGTTTTAGGACCTGGCGTCGTGCTTTTGCCACACGCAAAACACACGGCATTTATGACTTGTCTACTGGCACCAGACTGACCAATAGGCAGGATATCATACAACGTATTTGGGATCATGGATTTGCGTCCTGGCGTGGCCGTCCTTTGGCAGTGGCTGATATCAAGTGGTCAGGCTCTAGAGAAGATCTAGAAGATCTCACTGTTATCGCTGATCGCTATTGGAGCCGTCGCCACAAGAGTGACATGGCCAAAAAGATGTGTTCAGCTTATACAGCAATCAATCGTTATGCCGCGTGGCCCGGAGCTTGGTGATGAAAACACAACACGATTTTTGGCAGGAAGATCATGATCGTACCATGGCAGAAATGAAATTGGATCCGTTGTATGGAGCAGTTCCTCCCAGTGACTCTGGATACACCTTCCGAAACGATCACAATCCCAACACCATAACTTGCATGGCCGGCGGCAGTGAAATGCTCAGAGTTGGCCCAGACGGATTTTGGGTACGTGGGGTGAAAGTTCCTCAGGATGACAAAGAAGCGCAACTCGTGTACAATGCTTTTAAAGAATGGATGATCTGGGCACAACTAACTCGTTAAATAGGCAATGGATCCTAAACAACTGCTAGAACAAAATCAATCATTTTGCATGATGCCGTTTGTGCATCTGCACGTCAATGAGAATGATGCTATAAAGCCTTGTTGCTATGGAGATAACATCAAGCAATTTCCTGTGGGTTTTGATTATGCCACAGATCCAGACTTCCAACGCATACGGTCAGACATGCTGGCCGGAATACCTGTGCGGGAGTGCCAGAATTGCTACAAGGTTGAAGCCAATGGTGGTGAAAGCTACCGTCAGCGTGACAGTGCGGAATGGATGACTAAGACGGGTATCACTACACTAGATCAAGTACAGCCTGCAGTACGATATTACGACATCCGCAATGACAACACCTGCAATTTAAGCTGTCGCATGTGCCATCCAGGCGCTAGTTCGCAGTTGGTCAAAGAATATGAACGCATTGGATGGACTGTGGTTGATACCAGTAGACGTGTCAAACTCAGCGAAGTCGTTGATTACCACACTGTAGAAAAAGTTATTGTAGCTGGCGGCGAGCCCACCATCATGCCTGAGTTTCAAACATTTCTTTCACAGGCACTGGAGCATGGTAGACAAGACATAGAGCTCATGGTCATTACCAACGCTACCAATGTGAATCCGCGGGTGTTTGAATTGTTGAGCAAATTTACCAATGTGCAGTTTACTGTGAGCATCGATGGATATGATCAAGTGAATCGTTACATACGCTGGCCGTCGGACTGGACCACATTGACTCGCAACATACATCGTTTGAGAACCATCACAGATCAAGTTTGTTTTAGTGTATGTGCTAGTATTTGGAATATTGCCAATCTAAGTCAGTTGATAAAGTTCCTAGATCGAGAATACAATGTACCTGTGATCTTGATCAACGAAGCAATGAATCCCAGGTCGGATGCAGAAGTGTCACCTTTCTTGTTTCCCAACAAAGAGCTTGCTCTAGCAGATCTTGAACAGTGTAAGCAATCACGCAATTATGAAATTGATGATTTCTACCGCAACAGGATTGACTATTTTATCAATGGTATAAAAACTGCTGTGGTTGGTGCAACTAAGTTAAACAAATTTTTTGCCTACAACGATCAACTGGATGCAAGCAGAGGAATCCAGTTGAAAGATTACATACCTGAGTTAGAAGCTGTGAGACCTGCATGCGACCTCACAAAATAACCAACGACATGATCACCATGCCACATCGTGTGTGGCAAGACATCATGCTGGTGCTTACACAGGAGTACAAGGACGAGCCCAGTGTACTCTTGATCAGATCAAAAATGAAAAAGGTGTTGGGATTCACTCAACGCTATCACAAAGAGTGGGTAGAAACTGGTCGTCGAGAAAACGGACAGGCCTATGGATTCTATCAAGAGTACACTGTGTTGGATTTTTATACGGAATCGGCTCAGAGTTGGTTCCTGATCAAGTTTGCCGATCAACTCAATGACAAAGATTGAGACATGGCCGCCTCCCAACGATTGGACAGAAATTGTTGTTTCTTGGGCGACCATGCTGGAGCATGCAGACCATGCGCCAAATGATATCATCGCTTGGCTTGACAAAACGCCAGGAGGATGTTATCATTTACATGGATGGGAAGATTTCCAACGTTTTCCAAGACATGGCATTGGTGTTGGTGGAGTAGATGGATTTGCTTTTCGTTTTGAAAACCCGCAGGATGCTATGTTGTTTGCATTGAGATGGAGCAGGCATGAACGTACATAGTGTGTATATCAATGACAACAAAAACAGTTATCGATACAATCGGACCGAACAATATTGGTTGGACATAGACAGTTGGGCTAGAAATAACTGTACCAGCTATGTAGGATACCATGTACAAGATGTCAGCGACGTCAGTGTACAGTGGGACGAAGTAGGTGAATATAGATTTTTTGATGAAAAGGATGCTGTGCTTTTTAAACTGAAATGGGATTGAGTGAATTTTTGGTCGTTGCTAATTGCTCGTGTGATATCAGGTGTGATGAGCATCTTGGATGCCAGCAATCTGCGCAACCGAGTGTATGACCTACAAGATGAACACGAACTGATGTGGACAGCACTGGATGATATTAAGCGAATGTACCCTGACCATGCCAGTGCAGAGTTTGCTAAAAGAACACTACAAAAAATAAAAAGGACCTACGGACGATGATTGATTACTATTATGAATTTCCTGAGGGAATGAAGATGTTTGACAAGCCCACTCGCTATGCTATCCAGCGTGGGTATCACCCTGAATTCAGTACCCAATATCAGCGCACCTTGCACGGACAATGCTATGAGCATGCCACTCGCATATGGTTAGAAAACGCCAATGGTGCTGTGTTGGTTAGAATGCATGGCCGCGATGTGCATGAAAAGATACATACAAAAGAACTAACTTGGATCAAGCTACAGGCCAGAGAACTGGAGATTTAAAATGACAGCAAAAGAACTCAAACAAGGTATATTTTTACTCAACACACGTCGCTTTGGCAAAGTAGCCGAAGTCATGATCAAATTGATCAAGAGCCTGGATAAGAGTAAAAACATCTTTCACGATTTATTTGATACCACGCTGAACCAACGCATAGAAGTCAAATTCTCCACGGTGCGACAGAGCTTGACTCCCATCACAGAAAGCAATATCTTGGAAAGCATTGCCGCAGAAGCCAGTGCCAACCGTGCCGTAAAATTCAAGAACTGGAAAGAGCATGATTTTTGGTGCAATATACAGCAGGTCAAAAAGTCTGAGTTTGAAGTTCTTTACTATGGTTTGTTCTTTGATGACTGCATCAAGATTTTTCGCATCACTCCAGACAAGATCAACGATACCATTGGCTACAACAACAAACAGCACAAAGGCAATGTAGGTGAAGGGCAGTTTCACATCAACGCAGAAACGCTACAAGTACATTTGGATAACTATCTCATACAGACCTTGACATATCAAGACTTGCTGAATTTGCTCAAGTGTAAAAGTTAACTGAGGATTGGGAGATTAAATATTGTTATGAGTAAAGACGAAGATAAAATCAAACATTCACGGCGGTTGCACAAAGATGAAAACGCCATTAACAAGCAACTCAAAATTGCCAAACAGCACGGATTAACTCCTGCTGATCAAGCAGTTAATCAGCCCCATCGATTGGCCAAACACCATGTCATGGACTGTGGTAATCCAGACTGTTACTTGTGTGGCAATCCACGCAAAACGCACAAGGATAAATTGACCACTCAAGAAAAACGTCTATTTCAAGACATTGACACGCCCACTGATCGCAAGAGCAATGGATTAAAAACTAATGAGTAATCGAGGAAAACATTGATGAGTGATTTATTTGACGATGCAGATGCCGCAACAGAGCTTTGGCTACAGACAAACCTAAATCGTAGACCCAAGGTGCCGCCTATCACAGGATATTGTTTGGTGTGCGAGGAGCCAACGCCGGGTGCGTTTTGTTCCAAAGAATGCGGCGAGGATTTTGAAAAAATCACACGACTACGAAAGATCAACGGCACAGAAAGATAATGTACCTAGAACTGTAACACAACAGTCATAAAACTTTTCTGGCATTGCAGTAAATAATAGCATGCCAGAGAAAATCTACAGGTCTATCTTTATTTCAGATGTGCATCTTGGAACTCGAGACTGCAAGGCTGAAGCTCTCAACAACTTTCTCAAACACAACACCTGCGAAACACTGTATCTTGTGGGTGACATCATCGACGCCTGGAAGATTCAACAAAACAAGTGGCGGTGGAAGCAAAGCCATACCAATGTAGTACGTAGAGTACTGGGACATGCCAAGCGTGGAACTCGTGTAGTATTCATAGCAGGCAATCATGATGAATTCCTAAGACCCATGATACCGTATGGCTTCTCATTTGGCATGATAGAAATACATAACCAAACAGAACACATAGGTGTTGACGGCCGACACTATCTTGTGGTACACGGTGATCTGTTTGACGGCATTACCAGACTGGCACCCTGGCTCAGTTTTTTAGGAGACAAAGCATATGACTTCATTCTTTCACTTAATTCAAAATTTAATTGGATCCGTCATAGACTGGGTTTTGGGTACTTTAGTCTTAGTCGTTATCTTAAGCACAGAGTAAAAAAAGCAGTGGACTTTATGTTCAAGTTTGAAGAAAATCTAGCCAACTACTGTAAGAAACGCGGTTTTGATGGAGTCATCTGTGGACACATACATCACGCAGAGATCAAAGAAATCAATGGTGTTACCTACATGAACGACGGTGACTGGGTCGAAAGTTGTACAGCACTGGTAGAACACCATGACGGTTGTTGGGAAATAGTAACATGGACTAAAGAACATGACAAAGACTATACTGATAATAACTGATAACTTATCGGAGCAGATCAATGGCGTGGTTACGACCTACAAAAATATTGAGGCTATGGCGCTTCTCGACGGTTATCGTGTTGTTTATCTTGATCCCGGGAGGTTCCGCCATGTTAATTGCCCTGGCTACAACGAAGTCAAGATTGCCTTTCCCCGGAAGATCGGCCAGGCGATTGAGGAGATATCTCCGGATCATATCCATATCGCCACAGAGGGTCCTATGGGTCTGTGTGCTAGACAATATCTTGACAAACACGGTCGTCGCTACAATACTGCTTATCATACTAAGTTTCCGGAAGGACTTAGAAAACTGTTTGGAATACCTGAAGCCCTTACTTGGCCTTTAGTGCGTTGGTTTCACAAACACTCAGGTAAGGTACTAACCACCACAGATACCATGGTCCAAGAACTACGTGATCATGGCTTTGATGGCGAAATTGTTAGTTGGACACGTGGTGTTGATCGTGATATATTTTACCCTAGACCTCGGGGACCCAATCAAAATCCTTTGCTGTTGTGTGTGAGCCGTGTGAGCAAAGAAAAGAATCTAGAAGATTTTTTTCGGTTGGATTATCCCGGTGCCCGCAAGATCATGGTCGGAGATGGGCCCATGCGTGAAGAATATGAAGCAACATATCCCGAAGTGGAATTTGTGAGATTTAAAACTGGTAAAGAATTAGCGGACTATTATCGAATGGCCGATGTGTTTGTTTTCCCCAGCCAATGGGAGACGTTTGGAATTGTCATGATTGAGGCCATGGCCTGCGGCGCACCAGTTGCGGCATATCCTGTGCAGGGCCCCTTGGATGTGGTTGATCAGGGTGTGACAGGATACATGTCTCAAGACCTGCGTGTGGCAGTGGATCAGTGTCTAACCCTGGATCAAAATTTGGTAGTTCAAGGAAGTCAACGTTGGAGTTGGCAACGAGCATGGGAAATATTTAAAAACAATTTGGTATAACTCGCCTCGCTGGTGGCGTAGAATAGGATAAGTTACCAGTATAGGATCCTTTTGGATCCTATTTTTTTGTTGACAAATAATCTCTACTCTGCTACAATATACACATGGGCCTATAGCTTAATGGTAAAGCAGTCGACTCATAATCGATTGAGTCTAAGTTCAATTCTTAGTAGGCCCACCATATCAAGGAAACATATGACATTGCCAGACGAAAGATATCGAGCCATTGTGTATGCCAAGCAGTTCTGCGAAGATTTGCTGAATACTCAAAAGACCCCTCGTGTGCCCAAAGATATTCGTCGCAGGGCATTGAGTGTGTTGCGCCATTTTCCCGACGATTATCATCTCAGTAAATTGGCTGAAGCATGCCCGGACGTCATTGAGCGCAGAGGAGATCCGATTGAACCTTTGTATCGGATGATCCGAGACTACGAAGAAAACAAGGAAAACTCCAATGTCTGAAAACAAAAAACTCAAACTTGCGGCCACTACCAAGATTGAACCCGTAGAAGGCGAGCCACTAAAGGTCGAGTTTGCACCTGGCTGTTTTGATCACCTTGAAGTAGACAGTCAAGAAGAACTGGATGCTATCATGGCAGAACTCACCGGCATGTTTGCCAACATGACTCCGGAAGAACTACGAGCCAACAGCAGACAGCTCACAGATGAAGATTTTGAATCCATGGATCCTGAAGAACGTGCCATGCTTGAACAAGCATTCAAGGATCACGATACAGAAACCAGGAGGAATCGTTTACAATGAGTAGACTGGAACACTGGGGTCGACCCTGGGTGGTATTTGATGCTACCAACAAACAGCATCGACGTTGGTTTGCCGAATTCCAAAAATATTCTACCTGGGGTCGGTGCCCGGTGCGTTTTGTTGTAGACGAACAAGGTGAACTGTTGTCCATGATCCAACAACGACTGATAGAATACTATGTCTCAAAAGAGTTCAAAGAACGCAATGAATCAAAAGAAACCCGTCCTCAGCGCAAGCTCAGAAAGAAACACGTTTCAGCGTGATTCCTACGTCAAGCGCAAACTAGAAGAAGGCTGTAGCCTAGACGATCCAGACGTGCAGGCCATGATCCATTGGTATGATTCTTGGACTGAAGAATCTGAAAAACAAGAGGCTGACCCTGAGTGGCAGAAAAACAATCTTGAATACGATTTAAGAAGCACCGATTGGATTGTAGAGAAAGTTCGTGTCAGCGAGAGCTATGCTCAGAATCTCTATGCGGCCTTGTGCAACAATGACTTTCAACGCCAGGATGTCTGGCCCGTGCTCAAAGATCAAAAGTACACTTGCTCCTGGCGTTATGCCGGAGGTATCATTGCTGACATGCGTGGTCAAGGTGACTACATTGATTGGTACTGTAGTGGTATTCGCGGGGGTATGAGTTATGATGAAGTTCTGCCTGAAGAATTGGTGCCCGAAGGCACAGTAACAGACGAAGTACGTGATGATCTGTTACAGTTAGGTTGGGCAGTGGTCACTGATGCCAGCGAGGATTATTGATTTTTTCTATAATCGATATTAAAAAATATTCTGGAAAAATCTATTAAATCGCTTGATTTCATTGATACATACTATTACAATAAAGCATCAGTAGAAACACTGAGAGCTGTCAAATTTTTAACACTAAGGAGAAGTTATGAAAACAGTAGGAGATAAATTAGAGGCATTTGCATTGACTGGAGTCCGTCCAGGACAACCAAAAGATGCATTCTTTGACATCACGGAGAAGTCATACGAAGGCAAGTGGAAAGTGATCGTTTACTATCCAAAGGACTTTACATTTGTATGCCCAACAGAAATCGTGGCATACGACAAGTTAGCCAAAGACTTCGAAGACCGTGATGCTGTGTTGCTTACAGGTTCAACAGACAATGAGTTCTGCAAAGTGAGCTGGCAACAAGCACATCCAGATCTACAAAAGATCACACATTATCAGTTCGCTGATACACAGCGTGGTGAGTTGAGCTTGATCAATCAGCTGGGTGTATTCTATGCGCCAGCAGGTGCCGCACTTCGCGCCACTTTTATCGTTGACCCAGACAACGTTATCCAACACGTCACTGTGAACAATTTGAACGTGGGTCGTAGCCCAGAAGAAACATTGCGTGTGTTAGATGCGCTACAAACTGGTGAACTCTGTGCTTGTAATCGTTCTGTGGGTGGAGAGACTCTGTAATGAGTTGGGTAGATACAATAAAGGAGGCATTGCCAGACTATGCAAAAGACACACGTCTCAATCTTGACAGCGTTGTCAATCGTAGCACTCTTGATCTTGTTGAAGCCAATGGCTGTGCTCTCGCAGCCGCTATGGCAACAGGCAATGGCAAACTCGTTACATTTATACAGTCAGACCTGGAAGATGCCACTGAAAGAGATGCGGCATTGACAGCCGCTAGTTTAATGGCTATGAACAATGTATGGTATCCCTATGTTGAAATGGCTGAAGACGAGCGTCTCACTGGTTTGCCAGCACAACTACGCATGAATGCTATTAGCTCTCATGGTGGAACGACCAAGGCTCGATTTGAGAGCTACAGTCTAGCTGCCAGTATCGTTGGCAAGTGCCACTTCTGCGTAAAAGCGCACTACGAAACTCTCAAGAAGGAAGGCTACACTGTAGAACAACTTCGCGACATTGGTCGTATTGCGGCTGTGATCACTTCGGTTGCTCGTGTTCTCAACAGCTAAATCTATTCATGGCAGAGGCCAGCGTTTAAATACTCTGCCATGAATCTCCTAGAACAAAATCCCAAATTAGGTTTCTACACAGTAGGTCAAAAAAGGTTTTATTCAAAACCCGAAGCCTTGATAGAAGCCACTACTACCGGTGAATTCCCACAGTGGAATTTCAACCAAGAATTATTTTCCAGTTTAGATGCTTCCATTGAGCCTGGTACTGATTTACAAAATCTGTATCGTATGCGAGCACAACAGATCCGTGACCGTTATGACTATATCAGACTGGAATTTTCCGGCGGCGCGGACTCGGCCACAGTGGCCTATGCTTTTATCAACAATGGCATACACTTAGATGAAGTGGTATTTCGTTATCCCAAAACTGGTGAAAAGAATGTAGCCGACGACCCTTTCAACACCAAGCCTGAAAACACTCTCAGTGAAGCAAAATATGCGGCCTTGCCATTGTTAAACTGGATATCTGTGCAAAGCCCTAGAACCAAAATCACCATACATGACTACAGCGAAGACATGCTGGTCAGTACGCACGATGAGTCTTGGGTGTTTAAAACCAGAGATTACTTTCAACCAGGGCATCCTTTCAAACACACTGTAGATGCTGTGGACGATCACAAACGCACACTGGACCAAGGTCTGCGAGTGTGTGTACTTTGGGGAGTAGACAAGCCCAAGGTCTGCGTCAAGGATAAAAAGTGGTATCTATATTTCATGGACATACAGGCCAATGCTGCCAACCCAGATCTTGCTGGCTATACCAATGCTTCAAACGAATACTTTTTTTGGAGCCCTGATCTGCCAGAAATGATAATCAAACAAGCTCATGTGATCAAGAACTGGTTTAATCTTGAAACCAACAAATATCTACAACATCTGGTACGTTGGCCCAACTATAACTTTACACAACGCACAGCTTTTGAACACATTGTCAAGCCCTTGATTTACCCTGATTATGATCCTACAACATTCCAGACTGCCAAACCTACCAACAGTTTCTACAATGAAATGGACTACTGGTTTTATGTCAACTTCCGAGAAACTCATGCGTATCGTGTGTGGCAGAGCGGTTTGCGATATCTCACAGACAACATTGATCCCAAGTTCTTCAACAATGAAATGGGTCGTCCGGTGGGCCTGGTGGGATTTATCAGTCCCTTTTACTATCTAGGTGAAGCAGACTTTGAAGATCCAGGAACCAATTTGCATTTTAAATTCTAATCATGCAAGTAAAGTTCTTTGACTTTCCTACTTTGCCTGAATCTGTATATTCTACCTATGATCCTGATCAGGCAGAGTTGATTCGACAGTTTCCCGGGCGGGTTGTTACTAGAAACAATCAACCACAGACCACATCTCACGGTTGCTTTTATCAAGCCAATCAAGACATTATCAATTGGGTTCATGCTCACATATCTGCGGACATTGACAAAATAGGTATGAGATATCAATATGGCAGTACTGGAATGAACTGCCACGGTCCACACTGTGATGCCACACGTGATTATGCACTGCTACACGTGATTGATCCAGCCAATGGATATTTGCAATTTTGGTCTGCAGCCAACCATGACCTAGATCAATCACGAGGTCAGCTGTTTGACAATTACGATCAGTTGACTGCTGAAAATCGCGTGGATACACCTCAAGGTTGCTGGTATCTTGTTGACGGAAGATATCCGCACAGCGTGGAAGATTTAATTGATATCCGTGTCACGCTACAGATAAATCTTAATTCAACCAAAGGACTTTTATGAAACTTATTCTATCATTAGTTACAGCACTGATGGCCATGTCAGCACAGGCCAATGATGTCAAAGAACTGGTCAGCCCTTATGCACCCGGCGGTGTAGTCAGTTCGTTTGCACGGATAATACAAAAACATCTGCAAGAAGACAGCAAAATATCTACAATAGTGGTCAACAAACCAGGCGCTGATGCCAGAGTTGGTGTGCGCTATGTGTTGGATCGTCCAGCTGATGGCAATACCTGGTTGATGGCAGCCACAGGGCCATTTTTGTTTAATCATGTGGTTTATCAAGATCCTGGTTACCAAATCAAAGACTTTGACATGGTGTTGCCTATGACACAAAGTCCCAGTGTGCTAGTGGTCAGCAACCAGAGCGGTATCACCAGCTTCCAGGATTTTATAAAACAAGCCAGAACCAAACCCATCAACTGCGGAGTCAGCAACAGTGGAGCACTGTTTTTGACCAAGTATGTGGTGTCACAACTGCGTCTTACACAAGTAGAAATCGTGAACTTCAAAGGCGCCAGTGAAGTCAGCACTGCCTTGATGAGTGGCACCATTGAGTGTAGCTTTGACACAATACAAAGCCAACTGCAATTTCACAACAGCGGCCGGTTAAAAATATTGGCAGTGAGTAGCGACTCTCCAAATCCTGCTGTGCCGTCAGCTACACTGTTTTCAAAGGTGCTTCCTGGATTTAGTTTTTACAGTTGGTACGGTGTAGCTGTGCGCAAAGACACTCCACTGAGAGACAAAGCATTGATGCTGAATACTTTGCGCAGTCTCAATGAAAGCGAAGCCTACAGAAACAGTGTGCAGGCCCTGGGATTAGAACTGGGTCGTCCAGTGCAAGATCCTGAACAGTGGATACAGCGCCAATACCAACGCTGGGAAGCTGTGAGACAGCAGGCTGGCATAGAAAAATTACGTTGATATCGGGACTGTACTAAGTAAAATCTAGCAACGCCAACATCATGTTGACGTCGGTGTATTTAATGACGCCTGGAGAAATCAATCCTTTATCAGTGTAGACACTGTTGACGCCATACCGTATGTAGAGTTCTCTACGAGCTGCCAAACTAAACTAAAAAGGAAAATTAACATGAAAAAATTCATGGCCATTTTATTGGCAACTTTAAGTATCAACGCAGTAGCAAAAGAATCCATCACACTGGCTTATAGTTGGGGTGCTGGTGACAATGCAGCCAACTTCTACCGAGCCTTGGTTGCTGAAGCAAACAAATTACAGAATCAATACACATTTTTGTTTGACACCAAGCCAGGCGCTGGAGGTACTGTGGCCGCAAACTTTACCAACAATAATCCCACAAACACACTGTGGATCAACAGTTCTGCTGGATTTATTCGACCCAACTTGTTCCCAAATGACAGCCACAGCATGGCGGATTTTCGTAGCATCCTGCCTATGTGTGTGAGCCCGTTTGTGATCAGCAGTGTCAAATACAAAAACTGGAAAGAAGTGCCCAAAGATGCCAAGCTATCAATTGGCATGAGCGGCATGGGAACTACTACACATTTGGTCAGTATTCAAATTGCTAAAAATTACCCCAATTTAAACATCGTACCATTCAAGAGCACCAGCGAAGCTTTGCTGGGCGTACTCAACGGATCAGTGGATTTTTCAGTGGGATTCCACGGTGACAGCGAACAGTACACAGGTCCTGGATCTGCTAAACAAGTGTATTGGCTTGGGCAAACTGGCCGCAACAGCATCAAAGGCACAGAATTGCTGGCCAATCAAGGTTTTAGCAAGGACTTGTTGGATATGAGCACACCACAGCAGATTTTTGCCAGCCGTAAACTCAGCGAAGACCGCTTTGCCAGCATACGTAAAGTACTGGTAGAAGCTAGTCGTGCTCAAAGTGTACGCGATGCCAATGCCGCTGACAACTGTGTACCCAACAATCAAATGCCCGACGCACAGTTGGACAACTGGTTTAATTCACAGTTAGTGCAATGGAAACGTCTAACACAAGGTGTTGTGTTGGATAAATAAAAATGGCAGCGCCGGTCAGGTGATCGACGCCGGATACAAAGACGCCTAGGGTAGTTTACCCTTTTACTAGCATGATATGCCTAGAACGCCGTCCGTACGCGATTTATCGCAAGCAATATTAAGTTAAACAGGAGTTCATTTAAAATGAGCAAAACAACTAAAATTCGTTGGGTTATAGCCCACGAACCATTGAGCTTGTTTGTACGTGCCGCACAAGATTTTGAAAAAGAAATCAATGCACAACAATCAGCCGAAAAAATTGAAATTGAAGTAATGACGCTGAATGAATACAGTGCCAAGTATAATGATGGCATTGTGGTTACCAAGCACGATTTGTTAGACTTGATGGAAGCTGGCAAAATCGAAATGAGTCAAATGTACACCACTTGGTTGGCTGAACACTATGAACATGACTTCTTGGCGTTTGAAATGCCTTATATTTTCAGCGACCATGAGCATGCTAGCCGTGTGTTGGAAGGTGAAGTTGGCGAAACATTGTTGGCCAAACTCACAGACAACAGCAATGTTCGTGGACTTGCTTACACATACTCAGGCGGCTTCCGTTGCTTGGGCGTAAACAAGCCAGTGAGCACATTGAGTGATTTGACTGGTGAAAAACTGCGTTCAAATCGTAACCCAGTGGGTCGTGCTGTGATCCGTACCATGAGTGGTGTTGAGCCATTTGTGTGCGAAACAGAAGAAGCACGTGAGCATGTTGCCAACGGTAACTGCAACGGCAATGACACAGTTTATAGCCGTATCTATCCATTGAGCCAGAATGACGTAATCCAGTCAGTGGTAGACAGCAAACACAGTTTGTTCTTGACCACAATGATCATTGGTGATCGTTTCTGGGACAGCCTCAGCGACGAAGTTCGTGCTGTGATCAAGACAGCCGCTATCCAAGCAGGTCGCAATGAGCGTCAGACTACCATCGTTGATGGCGAACAAGCTCGTGACCGTTTGATCAGCGAAGGCAAGAGTGTATACGAACCCACTGCTGAAGAAACAGCAGACATGAAAGCTCGTATGCAAGTGGTGTATGATGAGTTTGAATCAACTTTTGGTGACAATCTCATTGAACGCATCAAAAAGGCTTGATAGGTAGACAAGCAAAACAAAAACCCTACCTTGTGTAGGGTTTTTTGTTGTAAAAAGGCAAACCCGAGGTTGACGCAGTATAAATAAACCTATACAATAGATACTATGATGAAAACTTTAAGATCCTATTCGATATCATTTAAGCAGATGGAGCCAACAAGTCTCGTGTGGCACCCCACCTGCCTACGTAATGATGCGATCGGGGTCAGGGGTTCTGAGTAGAAGTCAGACAGTAACTTATTCTACACAGAGCCCCGGAACTAAACACTCCGGGGTTTCTGTTTTATACAAAAGGAAAAATAGAAGTTGACAGAAAAAATTGATTACAGTAAAATTGCCGATCGAGTTGTCGAACAAGCATTTGAGCATAGTGGGTTTGTCCTAGATGAACATGGTATGCAACAATTACTTCAAGGCAAGATAGATCGAGCTCGAAAAGAAATCGATGCCAGGGCTACATGCCCAGTCTGGCACACCGATCGATAATCGAGCAAAGTGTTGATAGGAAACGAGGTCCTAGAGCGCACTCAAAACATGCTCTAAACGGGCGGACAGTACGATGAAGTCTGTGGCGATAACGCAGATGATAAAACTACTGGGTAGGGTATAACCCTATCTACAGAGTGGAAACACTCTGTATCTCCAAACACATTGCCGAACAATCAAATGGCAGTAGCCGATGAGTAGTGT